CACAGCCAGTTTCGTACAAACGTTCGCCAGTTTTATCCCAAACAATTTTGGACATGTTTATTCCTCCTTAGAAATAGAGTGTGAAAACCCAATGGTTTAGGTTTTCGCTTGTATAGTATCGATTGAAACGACAGGTAGGCAGCGACACTACCTTGTCGATAAGCAAACTATCCGGATCTTTATCTATGACCGTAATCGAGTATTTTTTAAAAGACGAATAAACCCCGTTATCAGCATGTGCGTTCTCGATGTCTTCAAGCGCATATACGATAGCGGGGTAATTCATCTTTACCGATTCGGGAGGTTGGAAATACACATTTCTGCTCTCAAGGAGTTCTTCCAGTAAGAGTTGCAGATCAGGTCTGCTCGCCATTGTATACACCTCCCACACTCAGTATAAGTCTTGGGTACTGAACTTCTACATTTGTTATCTTCCATTTAGCACCCATAAACTCGACATATCTCATCGAATGAAAATTCTCATTGGCAAAAGGATCGGCCACGATACTAATTTCATTCGCAATGTTGATATTGTCATTGAGCCGTTCCGTAGACTGAAGCCGGCGGGTATTGCGGGAAAGATCACCATAATACATTCGCTCTGTAATCTTTTCCTCCCATACGCCAGGCTTTGTCTCTTCGGTTACAGCATAGCCGATCGCTCCATAAAATTTAGCCATTTTGAATTTTCATCCTTTCCGGAATTAAGTGGTGATGTCTTCCTCCAACGCGATAGCGGAAAGAACACGAGTATTGGCGCCAGAGCAGCGGGTCTCAAGCAGGCTCTTCTCCTGGTTGAAATCGATATCGAAATCAGTGAAATGCGTAATTTCTCCGCCCTTAGTAGCGCCCAGAGAGTAATCGGCCAGATTGACCATAAGGCCCAGAAGCTTCTTGGTCTTGCTGTCTGTAGTGGTACGAGTCTTACCCTCAAACTGCTCGGCGGTGATAATCTTGCCAACATTGAGAGCCGCAGCCAGATCGCTGACCTTGTCGTAAATGCGGCGGCCGTTCAGATCACGGGCAAGCAGCATTACATTGACAAGATGCGGAGTGCAGTAGAAGTCAGGGGTGCCAGAGCCCTTATACTTCTCACGAGCATACAGAAGAGACTGGATAACGGCCTCAGCGTAAATATAGTTCTCTCCAAAGTTGGCAGAAGTATTGGTGCCCTGAAGCGTAGCCTTCATACCAGCAATGTCAACATCGGCGTGGATGGTATAAAGCTCATCGTCCAGCCAAATCGGACGAATCTTATCAGGAGCGATTTTGCCGTCAGCACCGACGTCGCGACCATCACCGATCATGATAGCGGTTGCCAGCTCCTCATTCAGATTCATACGGTCAATGGCATACAGGTACTGCACAACATCGAAATCGGTGATATCAATAATATCGTCGCGGTCGATTTTGCTCTTCACATACACAGTCTGAGGATCGGTAGTTCTGTGAAGCAGATCGAAGTTGCCAATGTAAGCTTTCTCAGTGCCCTTCTTATAACCTCTTGCACGAAGATTCTCAATGTTGCGAATATCGGCCTGGCGGGTACGGATACGGGAAATAGGGCTCTTGTGAACCTTCTTCAGAACCTCGTTGACCCACCCCTGGTCGGTAGTAAGCAGTTCGGGAGCGCCAGGACGCACATCCTGGTACTCAGGGAACAGCGTTTCAATATTGTTGATGCCATGAGCCAGAGCGCTGTCAGGATTCTGCTCAGCGAAAATGTTCATAGCGGTCTGAAGGCTGCCTACGCTGTTGGTCTTAGCCATACTAATAATGCTGGCCTGATCCGCATGAGACAGAACATTCTTCTGGTTCTGCTGGTCGTTGTCAAAGACATTATGTTTCATAGTAATTTTCTCCTCCTTGTTGGACTCAGATTCATTTTCAGTGTCGTCCTCAGATTCCTCGTCAGATTCGCCCTCGAGAGCTTTTGTCACCATATAGTACATAGCGTTTTGCTGCTTCTCAGACATGGTAGCGATAACATCGGCAATGGTCTCCTCATTATCGTCTTTCTTTTCATCAGAGTTTTCATCAGACTTATCCTCTTTCTTCTCATCTTCCGGTGTATCTTCAGCAGAATGAGAAAGGTATAGAGGCATACCAGTGTAAATGATGGCTTCATCGTCAGACATTTCGCCATGTTTCAGCATGGAATCGATAAATGCTCCCGGATTTGCACCTTTATGTACAAGGCTTACCTCGCAGATGCAACCGTGAATTACATCAGAACCAGCTTGCTGAAGTTGATTTGCATAGATGGACAGAGCGCAAATATCACCATGCTTAATCAACACCTTTGCAATTTCTCCATCGGCAGTATTGTTGAAAAAGCCATAGGTATATACACCCTCTTCTCGATTTTCAAGCCATGCATGGCCAAGAACATCTCGAGGGCTGTTGTGCTGATGATTCCATACCAGCGGAACTTTAATACCGTCATTATTCTTAAAAGCATCTCGACGAATTACTCTTCCGTCTGAACACTTAAGGTCATTTCGGGTTGCCCAGCCGCTGAAATCACAAGCTTCAACCGAGAAAGGTTTACTCATTTTGAATTTCCTCCTTACTTCTTCGATTTTGCTTAGAGATTTTGCCGTCCAAATCACTTGCCTCCTCATTTTCGTCGTTTAACTGAACCTCGCTATTCGGTACTTTGTCCTCGGATGGAGCACTGAGATTCTTGTTTCTAAGCTCGTCAGCTCTCGGGTCGTCGGAAGGCTTCATACCAATAACCTGACGGATTTCATTCGAGGTCATAATTTCGTTTCGAGTAAACTTATCAGCAATTTCAGCAATTTCGTTTACCGGCACTAGCTTGAACGGATCTCTAAAGAATGAAATCGACTGGAGTTGTGATCGGGCAGTTTTTGTCAGAAACTTTCGTTTCATCTCGCCAACAATCGCCGAAGCTATAGGTTCAATCGTTCGGTTGTTGTAATTTAGCATGGTTTTTTCGTCCGCTGTTCCATCCAATATGCTCTGAGTGATACCTAACTGGCTGTATAGCATACTCGTCAAATACTCAATCTGAGACATAAGGTTGTTGTTTACGGAACGATTCAACTGCGTGATACGCTCGGTACCATCTGTATAAGCGATGCCATATTTCGTACCGGACAATTGATTTTCTATATCTTTACGCCTATTTTCGGCTTGTTGGCGCCTTGCTTCCGTCTTGATGACATAGGGAAGCTGAATAATCAAATCGAGTTTTCCAGAACCGCTTTGTTCATCAATAACATCAAGTAGGTTAAGTTTGCGAATGAGCCTCTGCATTGTAGAGTTCGGCTCATTGATGACAGCGTACAACGGATTTTCGATAATAGCCGTTGCGCTTTTCGGCACCACAATATCTTCTTTTTTTCCCGTCTGTTCATTATACAGACGGACCCTTATATACTGCGGATACCAATCTAAAATTTGACCAACACGCATGGTTTGAATGTCATACGAGCCGGAGACGTTGGGGTCTGTAGTTGTATCGACTGGAACGATCGCCACACTTCCTTCATCAAACATGGAAATTACAACATCCTGAATAAAAGAACGGGCTGTCTGGTCGATATTGGCTTCCAAAGTGAGGCAATTATTCAATCCGTCTTCGATGACCGATAGAAAACGCCCATTTTCGTCCAGTCTAATATGCTGGAAATTAAGAGCCGCCACATCAAGAGCGATCCGATTATATACCGACGTGACAATAGAACGCTCGTTACCTCTGGTAAGCCTCGGCCTGTCAGCTCTGTAAGAGTAGCTCATTCCCAAATCCCGGTAGTTTATCTGAACATTTCCGGTAAAGGCATTCCAAGCATGTTTTAGTCTGGAGCCAAAAGACATCTCCATTTTGAATCATCACCTCCTCATACCATGCCAACATTTTTCTTCTTATATGCAACTCTGCCTGATGCCCAAATTCCGTTCTTAAGCTGATCCATGTTATAGCCTCTGTCAGCTAGAGCCATATGTACGCCGACCTCTCCTCGCTTCGCGACAAACTGTACAACACGGCCGGAAGGCGCAGTGACATTTTTAACAGATTCATTCATCAGCTCAGCCATCTTCCTGTTATAAGCATTGATAGCTGATGCGCTTACTTTTCCTCTGGAAGTAACGGAAGAAGGATTGCTTAAAAGTTGACTGGCATATCGATCGAGTTCTTTGGAAACATCTTTCCGCGCTTTTGACGCAATTTTGTCGTAATTTTTATGCGCCCATTTTGCATCTTTCTTTTCCAGACGCTTTTGACCGGCCGGGGTCAAAGAACCGTCTTTATTCTGATAACGGCGAACGCCCCAACGCTGGCCTTTAATGCCGTGATGATAAATGTCATCCACTTTGACCACCTCCTTATTCAAAAGCATCCCTGTTAAGTTTAAAAGCAACATAAGCATCCATCATAGCAGCAACGGCATCGATCTTCTGCTCATATCGCTTTTTTAAAAGCTTGCGGTTTCCATTGGTATCTTCCAGGGTAATACAGTTACCCATTGCGAAAGTCATAAGGTCCTCGTCGAAAATAAGCATTCTTTCCTCGGACAGCTTCTTCAGTTCACCCAACGGAACCGATTCTGTCTTTGCTCCCTGAATAACCTTTTCAATTCCGAAAGGACCGTTTTCCTGTTCCCATCTGGCTACAAATTCTTTGGCGTTATACGGGTCAAATCCAAGACAGCGAACATCATAGCCGCACTCGGAAATATGATTGTCCAAATCCTCATAGACCTCCATAATATCAAGTACCGTTCCCTCTAAAACAATTAAACTTCCCTCAGCCATAAATTGCTCATACTTGATTCGCATAGCGGAAGGAAGCTTCATTAAAGTTGTAGAAGTTATGTAATTTCGTGTTTTAACGCCAAATGCGCCATTCGATAATGGAAACAAAAAAGTAAAGGCACAGAAGTCGTCGCCCTGCGACAAATCTGCGCCAAGAGAACAAGGCATCTGCCAGAAATCACGTTTGCGATGCGGCAGCGTTTCCTCGTAAGTAAAATAATAAGTATAACCCTCCATAGGAAGACCAAATCGTTTAGCAAGAATGTCATTTCTTGCAGCAGGAGCTTTTTCTGCTCTTTCTACATCCAATTGGTAGGTTTCATAACTTACGGTCTTCCCAAGATTCGGGTTTGCCTTGAGCCACATTTCCGGATCACTAACTTCGTCAATGGAATCCAGCTTATACCACCAAATGGATACATGGGGATTGATGTAATCTCCCTTAAGTATGTCCATCAACTCCATTTTGATTGTATCGCCGCTTCCATTGCGAACAGTACCCTCAGAGCTGATTGCAACAATGATATAATCGTTTACCTTAGATGCACCCTGTTCAATAGCGCCGATAACATCCTCTCGGATGTCGCCGGAAAGCCATTCGTCTACGGTCGCAACCTTAATCTGTAAACCTTGAAGTTTATTAATACTCATAGGCCTGATTTCCAACAAGGAACCGGTTAAGAAATTTTCAACGCCCTTTTTCGTAGACGCCAGCTTTGTCCGATTTGCTTTCGATCCGGTTGTATTCTGCAAAGAACCCTCTGTTAGAAATTGAAACAGAGGGCCTCGTGATCTTGTAATAGCAGTTCGAAGCGGAGACATAACCTCTTCGGCCTGCTTCATTGTTGGAGCGGTAGTAATTTGATGCGTTGTTGAAGTATCGACATTCAGGAAGTAGCCCTGAAGTGTTGAACCATACATGGATTTGGCTGCACCTCGAGCAACGATAAGATACTGCTTATTAATAAGCCGTTTCTTTACCGTTTTTCTCACATAGTGACCGCCGTGTCCGTCAGGATTCGGACGGTAAACGCTGCGCTCCACAAAATAATACCATCCAAAGATTTGCTCGCCCCACAACTTGAAGCTGTCAAGGAGTTTAAGATCTGAACCATCGGTCAAAGTCAATTCCGATTCACAATAAGCAATCCATCCTTCAACCGCCTGGTCGTCATAGTAAACGCCGGGATTGGCAATCAGATCGTCGATGCGGTTCATCTCCATCGAAATTTCCTTGCATACCGGAATCTCTCCTCGAATTACGGCATCACGAAACATGCCGTAATATTTGGGGACGGCAGTGTTAGATAATGCCATATCGATTCTCCTTAACCCTTATTGGCCATACTGCCAATGATTTTTTTAATCTTATCGTAGTTGTTGTAAATGGTGAGAGCAGTTGTAGTAACGGTAGCGACAGTACCAGCAGCTTTAATGGTCTTATCAACAAACTCTTTGCCGCGTTTGGTATCTTTACCGGAAAGTTGATTGTATTGTTTTTCCATCTGAAGGCGGTTTAATTTAGAACGCAGTTCGGCATCGCTCATATCCTTAACACTTTTTCCGCTATGGGCTTTTTTATAGTCCTCATGAGCAGAGCTTTCTGACTGCGACGCCCGTTCTCGCCTTTTTCCGGCGGCAGTTCGGGTACCGTCTTTATTCTGGTATCTTCGAACGCCCCAACGCATTCCCTTAATGCCATGATGGAAAAGCTCACTATAATCCATTTTGAAATCCTCCTCTCTTTCATCAATCGGTTTCGGCTGCTACATTGATTCGCCATTCAAGTTCGCTAATCTGCCGATTGATTGCTTCAATAGCAGCGGAACTAAGCGGCGGGTCAAAGCCAAGTTTTACCTTGAGATGAATGTATGTTTTTACGAATTCAAGACGAGGATCATCGTACAGGAATTCTGACCAGGTAGTGCTTGCGTCTTCGATACGGAAACCTTCTTCGGGACCGACACCAAGCTGTGTAAGAACCGAGAAAGCCGAATTTATGTACATCACTATATCCGAATCGAAGTGCTCATACTCTTCGGCAATTCCGAGCAGCTTTTTAATTGATGTCAGTACACTGTCCAAATTGTTTCCTCCTTACTGCCTGACGGCAACAAATTTCTTCATGCAGAAACCCTTAATACCGGAAGCAGTGCAAACAGCATACCAATCACCAGTGGACATGGTCGGATCGATTTTAAGTTCAGTTAGACAGGTCACAACTGTTACGATACCGGAATTCTTATCCGGCTTCTCACGAATGTTTAGCTTCAAGCAATCCGTAACAACACCGAACATCTCGACCTCTTCCGTTTCCGCTTCGATGTCCTCAATGGAATGGATTGGATCATTGGAATCAACATCCAGCACGACTTCCTCATACTTATCGTTAGACATTTGAAAATACTCCTTTCATCATTTTCTCCAGGGACAGGTATCATTTAATTTTCGTTCAACTGGCGTGAGCATCAAAAGACTTTCATCTCCATAGTGAATAGCGTTGTGTGTTTTCAGTTTTGTTGTGATCGCATTTTCCAAATCAAATACGCAAGGATTTTGATACAGGATGTCTTCATAAGTGATCGGATTCAGATGGTGAATTAAGACCGAACCATAAATCTCATATCCCGGAACACCTAAATCGCATCCGCAATCACGAATGATGACTTCATCTCTAAAACGAAGCCACTTATCGGAATGATATAATTCCTGATTGAGCCAACGGTTGAATCCAAAAGTCTCTTTGCCAATTACGCCGTCAAGCTTCAGATACAAAAAGCGTTCTTCAAAAGTCGGGAAAGTGATAAGTTCCGAATAAGTCCTATTCATCCTCTTCATCATCACCCCCTGCACCGGAATACCTTCTGAAAGCAGCAAGCGCATTGGCATAAAGTTCTTTTGCTTCACTATTAGAGATAATATTTTTTGTTTTTGCTTCGATAAGCTCTTTCTGCTTCTCCAAAATTTCTTTTTCTATTCGTTCCTTACTAGAACCGAGTTTTAGATAATGCGTTATAACCTGAGAAGAAGCAGTTCCGTCTCTGAGCTGCTTTTCAGCGCATTGGACAGCCAGAGAAATCATAAGATTCTCTTGCGCTTCAAGCGAAACCGGCGGTCTCAATGGGCTCTGCGATTCGGAAGAGCTTGCAGCTTTGCCTCTTGGCATACCTACTGCCTCCTCTCTAAATTTTTCTTATAGATAATCCAACATCCGTTAAACTATCTCTATAGATAAACTGCACTCTCGCTTTGATTTAACAGCCTTCCTCATAAAATTCGGTACAGTATTTGAAAGAACTTACAGAGCCGATTTCCACCTATCACCGAAAGGAGAAAAGAAACATGAAAGGAGATGTTCACTATATGGAAAATACTTCGACCCTGTAAGCTCGTTCAAATACTGCACCACCTTATAAGAGGTAAAACCCTCCCCAAAATATCCCTCCGGAGATTTTTTTAGGACTGCCGCGATGAGGGAGGGGGTGTGATTTTAAAGACCTCCCCCTATACCTTTTTGAGTATCTACAGTAAGCCTATAGCAATCATTGCAAGTGCAGAAATGAATCACATGAACATAAAAAGTTTTAAAGTCAAAGAACTAAAAGAAAATAAGGCGAGATAGACCACTAAGCCTTGTCTCGCCTTACTCACTTAAACTGTTCTTTTCACTTTCTTATAAATGTTCATGAAATCGTATTGGATAATTTCATCAATTGCTCTTTCAATTTCTCGATTGTTTTCTTCATCTGAAAACTGTTCAGAAGTTCGAGCGATTCGAGCAAGATAAGCGCAAGAATTGTATCCTTTTTCCACATCAAACAAGAACCAATCGGAGAACTGTTCAAATGGATTGTAAGGATTGTCAAATGTAGTAAGAGCACAATTACCATTCATACCAGTCACCCCTTTCAATTCAAGTATTTAGATACAGTGGTTGATGAAATTCCAAGAGCTTCCGCTATTTCAGATGTACTGTAACCAGAAGCATTCATAGATGCTATCTTATTCTGTTTAGCAGTGCTGAGTGTAGTGGTAGCTCTTGGGGTAGCTCTTTGTCTGAGACTATCCATATCCACATTATTAATAATCTGGGTAAGCTTACTTTCACTAATAGCCCCAGCCTGAATAGCTTCCCATTCACGATCTGTGATTTGGATAGTTTCTCTTTTTGCACCAACAATAGCCCGGGCTTGAGTAAGAGCTTGCTGACTTGCTTTTTTAATTTCAGCTTTTGTCATATCCGGGTTATCTTGTTTTTTGGCAGCCACCACAGCATTAGCCATAGTCTGGGCCTGTCGCTCTCTTGGGGCATTCTTAAGTGCCACATTGAGCTTAGCGTTTAAAGAATCAACTTCTGCCTGGTAGGTCTCTTTGGCAGTAGACGAATATGGAACTTTACCAGTAGCAAGAATTTCTAGACGGGCTTGATTACCTAGGGCTTTCATTTTATTAGCATAGTTCGCATATGCACGCTCTATAGGTGTATCAGCTTCTGAAACCAAAGTATAGGCATCTTTTGCTTCCGCCATCTTCGTGCTCGGCTGAGTTCGAACCTTAGTTTTACCGGTTCTTTTATCGGTATAAATAGGATCATCAACCGTCTTCCATACCAATTCACCAGTTTCTTCATCAATTCTAGGACTGCCTTGACGCTTAACAACAGATACTTCGGATTTAGCTCTGGAAATCAAGGTAGAGGCGCCTTCATGATATTTGCCATCCTCATCAACAGCACCTTGATATTTCTTTTTCAGCGAACTAATGCCATTGTCGATTTCACTTTGCTTATAATCCAGTTTGTGTTTTTCTGCGTCAATAACAACCATACTGTGACGAACAGCTCTGGCAAGTTCATCCTGAGTGGCACCTTTCAAAGTCATATCCGTAATTAGGTTAGAGATAACACCCATTTCTTTCTGCGTATTTCTCATCTGTTTGAAAGTGCCTTCCGGTTTGCCGCCATATTCCAGCTTAGGATCAAATCCTTCAAGACCCTTCAAAGGGGGAGTTGATGTAATCTTTATCTTGCTGTTTCTGGAATTACATGGTATTACCATAACTGTGTCGCCATCAAAGTCAGCCCCCGACAAACGTTCAGCAACCTTACTATTGATACCTATTGCATCTTTTGGAGTATTGCCCAGAACACGACGAGCTTCAGCCTGTTTATTATTAACGGTGAGAATCGGGATCTCAAAAGTACCGCCATGTGGGTAACGAATCAGAGCAACCGTCTCACCGTTTTTATAGTTCGGCGCATAAACCTCGTTATCTTTCATTGAAGTAATCGGCAGAATAACCTGGTACTTCTGTCGAGGCAATGCAGCAGCCTGAAGATGTACAGCAGCAGAGTCGCAGTCATCTGCAAAAGATCGTAATAGCGATTTCTTGACTGTTGGATTTGTCAATGAACAGATTTCATCAAATTCTGCCATCTTATCAGATGCTGCCAAATTAAGCTGTTTATTGACTAAAGTTAAACTCTGCTTCGAAAGAAACTGGGAGGGGAGTTTATCTGCCCATTCACCCCAATCGCCTTCTTCAGCACGCTTATTGATAAGCGAAAGCTGTCGCTGACCATTGGCGTCGGTGTAATAACTTTGTCCACCAGCTTTAATAAGAGAGCCGAAAGGATTGTCTGGATCATCCTTAATCTTTTTCAAGACATCTTCAGTTGGAGTTCCTCTTTTTTTATTGGTATTAAACAGAACATCAACACCATCCGGCAGATCATCAGAGTAAACGGCCATCCCTTTGAGGTATCTATTTCCATCCACAAGAATCCGAACTTGCGCATAATGCGAATTACCTAAAGAAAGGTCTTCAACACCACGGCGAAGTTCAATTACGCCATCCTTATGCATTCCGCCATCTTCGGCGTAACGGATTTTTAACCTGCTGGAATCCATACTCTTGGGATATACAAATTTATCAAAGGTATCTCCGCCATCATGAGAAACATAATCTCGAACCGAATGAACATTTTCGAAATTGTAAATCTCTTTGTGTTCTGTTCCGGGAGGACAGAGAACTTTGATGTTAGTCTGCTTACCGGGATTTGTCACTTGCGGAACACCTCCACCGTAAACCGGATAACCCTCCATTTGTAAAATATAAAGAGCCTGATTCATTTTCTCTTTAGAGATTCCAAGTTCTCTTTCAACTCCTGTACCAATATCAATCATACCTTTTTCATCGACTTGCTTTTTCAGAAATTCGGCAGTTGTTTTGGCCTGATTCATACGGGCTTCCGAACTCTCATTTAGAAGGGAACGGACAGACGAATCATTCGCAAATCCCATCTTCTCAGCAATTTCGTTTAAACTATAGCCTTTTTCACGAAGAGCTTTAGCTGCTGATACGTCAGCAGATCTGCGTTCATCTTTTGCTAAGCTCATTTGAGTTCGAAACTGTGTTGTGCTCAATCCCATCGACTTTGCAATAGCAACTTCTCCAGTGTAGGTCTTTCCATCCTTATCGGTGAAAGTAAAACCGGATTTCTTCATTTCTTCAACTCTGGACAGAAAATCTCCGCTATGCTGATAAGGGTTATCTCCAGAACCCCATGGATAACGTCCAGATCGTCTGGGCATACCGTAATGCATTAAAATATCATCCGTGAGACTCATGGATTTAACCCTCCTGTTCTTGAATTTTTCGTATTACTTTATCAAAAGTGATGATCTTGTCCATTATTGGAACAATATCTTCAGCAGTTGGCGTGTGATAGAGAATTTCGTTATTTTGGTATAAACGAAGTTCAATATCTATGTTTGAAGGCTTCATCTTATACTCCAAACAAAAAAGAGCAGCATATATTTCAAGCTGCTCCATGTGAGCCGGTACAACACCGGTTTTTAAATCATGGATACGAAGCATATTATTTCGATAAACAATCGTATCCGCTGTGCCAAAACAATTTTCTGAATAGAATAAAATCTGTTCAGGAATCATCCGAAAACTAATAGCATCATTAACGTACATGTTCAATGTTTTTTGAGACTTCGGCAATTTCTGTCCAAGCCGAATACATTGACATGCAAAATCATGAAGCACTGTACCTCGCTGCGTAGCCAGAAATTTTGAATAGGCGTCCGCAACTTTGGATTCATCATAGTTTATCCAATGATATTTGCTGGCACCAAGAAAAGCGTGTTGCCCTTCAAGATTGGAATGTTTGTTGAAGATCATTCAGCACTTCCTCCTCGTTCTCAGGGCAAATGAATCTGGAGAAAGACATCTCATTCATTTTGCCTACATAGTATTCTTGGTTCGGCTGCTTTTTTGCGCCAGCGCTTTGTTTGCATTCCAAGGTGGCCCATTTATCTCCGTAATAAACGGTGAGATCGGGAAAACCCTGAAGATAGCCCGGATCATTTTTTACAACGATGCATCCGGGAAAGAGTTTTTTGAGCTTCTTAATAAGCTTGGATTGAAATTGACTTTCAAGCATGAGATAAACGGACCCCCTTTCATGTGATTTTGCCAAACGTAAGAGAGGATGCGTATCTTTAAAAAATAGCTCTTTTACTCCTCTCTTCATAAAAGGCCATGTTTTTTTCGCGCAGCATAAAAAGCATAAAAAAAAGACCGAGACACTCTTTTAAGCATCTCGGCCAAAGTATGAATATTTAATTTAACTGTTGTTTCTAAGATAACGAATCAAAATCCATATCAACCATAAACCACCTGTACATAGTACAAGTACGAAGTCTAACAGCAGACCGCCAAAGCTTCGTTTTTTACCATTCTTACTCATTTATTTTCTCCTTTATTAAATCACTCATTATCATTTGGGTCTTCATTTTTACTCGCTATAAAATTAGAGCCTATAATAGAGCCAAGAACTACTACAATGCTTGCCGCCACACCTCCTGCAATCCCAAGCACTTTTAAACGATTATTGGCTTTCTCATAATCTTTTCTGGATACTTCATCGGCAACTGCTTTCATTTGGTCGAGTATATAAGTTTTTTCCTCAAAAGTGAGATCTTCTTCATGAAGAATTTTTTCAAGGGAATCCATCACTCGATTGTACATGTCGTAACAGACTTGCGTGCTCTCTCGGTCATCCTGCATTGCCTCTTCTAAAATACCTCGATACTCTTTCATAATATCGAGAGAAGCAGATGCAAAATTTGGAAATTGCTCTAAAGCCTTCTTAGCAACCTCAGGGTCCATCTTAGGAATCATTGAAGCAAAAGCAATTACCTTATCCTTTGTAAGATGACGAAAATCTGGAATATCTAATTTCTTAAGCACTTGAAGTTCCGTATACGGACGACTCATTATCACCCCTTCTTTCCAGGGGCAATAAAAAAGTGCGCCCCTATATGAGAGACGCACCGAAAAAGTGCTAACTCTCATTGTTGCCACACAATCTCAATCAAGTTGCAAAGGGACAAATGAAATGAGTAAAGAGAGAAAACACTTTTTACCAAAGCAATTTTCCCTTAACGACTCGAAAAATATTCGATTGTGTGGCTATTACAGTATAGCACGATTCTTTGAAAAAGAAAAGGACTTACCTGTAAAAAAGACTTGACTTTTTGATTGATTTGTGCTATAAGACCGGCTTATGGCCAAAAGCCCACTTTGCTTGCCCTTATTTATATAAATATTGAATTTTTTTATCGCAATTAATAAGAAATAAAAGTGGGCAAGTGGGCAAAACAGCACTTTTTTAACACTTGATTTGCGCAAATCGGCCATTTTAGGGTAAAAAATGCCAAAAAAGTGCCATTTTCAGAAAATGCATTCGAATTTTTCTGCCCACTTTTGGTTTTCAAAAACGGGCAAAAGCCCACTTTTTTTGGCCAAAAATCGGAAAATTTGTCCGTACAAGTCCCGAAAATTCTTCAAAAAATGGTCAAAGCCCACTTTCGTCAAAACAAAACCGGGCAAAATTCACGCCATTTTTCAGCTTATACGGACGCATCTTTGCTACCTCCAAATCCGGCCGGTCTTTTTATCGATCAATACTATCCGTCCCTCAATCTCAAAGTCCGCCAACTCACACAAGTAAAACAGGGTATGCAGCAGTCTATGAAATCTTTCATCCTCTCTTTCAAGGTTTCTAAGAGCCTCGAAAGCAGTAGGGTCTGAATATCCCTCAGCATTGCAGCGACGATTATTGCGATCACCCATAATTATGTCTCCTTCTTATTAAATATGTTTTAAGACTGCTACCCCCGTTCTCAAACTTGTCGGAACATCGATCAGTCTTTGATTTTTGCTTCCTCTAAATTGCAAATCCAGAGAACACTCTTCCTGCACAAACAAGCCGTCAACCAGCACATCAATTTCTTTCAGCAGTTTATTAGCCCATCCGTACAAGTCTTCAAAAAGATAACCAGTGTAACACCAAACCGTGAGCCCCATCTCACGAGACTTCGCGGCAATCATGCTACATTGGTCAATCTGACAAAACGGTTCTCCGCCTGAAAGCGTAATACCGTCTATATAATTTTTATTTCTCCCAATATCATCAACTAACTCATTTACATCAACTAGTTTGCCTCCGTCAAATGAGTGAGTCTGAGGATTGTGGCAGCCTGGACAGTGATGCGGACATCCTTGCGTAAATATCACATACCGGATTCCTTCACCATCCACAATTGATTCCGTTTCAATTCCCGATATTCTGAGTAACCTGGTGTTTGACACGATCTCGTTCCTCCGCTCTCTTAGCATCATTCCATTTGTCAAGCGTGCCAACAAGATAACCGGTGATGCGTCTGATTCGTTCGAAGGGAACGTCGTTATGCAGAATATAAGTCAGGGTAACTTCCTCATCATTTTCAATCTTGATTTTCAGACTGATAAGCTTGTCGCCGTATTTCTCTTGAGCCATTTCTGCATAGGCATCAATTTCCTTTTGTCCCAGGATACCGTTTTCAACTTTAATATTCATTATTTGATCCTCCTAATCGTTTCTTTGATTTCGACATTCTCAGTTCGTCCGCAGCAGGGACAAACATCATTAATAATTCCGTTGTAGCCACAAAGCGGATCTCTGTCTACGGGGTGATTAATGCTCCCATAACCGATACCAGCTTCTTTCATATGACGGACAACCCGCTCGAATGCAGCTAAGTTCTTTGTTGGATCTCCGTCTAATTCAACATATGAGATGTGGCCGGCATTCGTAAGAGCATGATAGGGCGCCTCAATATCGATTTTCCTTAGGGCGGGCAAATGGTAATAAACAGGTACATGAAAGCTATTGGAGTAATATTCACGGTCTGTAATCCTGTCAATAACACCGAATTTCTCTCTATCAGCTCTCAATAACCGTCCGGCTAAGCTTTCAGCAGGCGTAGCAAGACAAGTTACATTCATAGTAAACTGCCGGCTTTTTTCATCGCAGTATTTACGAATATGTCCCACAATTTTTAGACCGAGTTCCTGAGCTTCTTCACTTTCTCCGTGATGCTTGCCAATCAATGCTACAAGACACTCTGCAAGACCGCAGAAGCCAATTGACAGCGTTCCATGTTTCAGCACTTCACCGACTTTATCGTCCGGACCAAGGGTTTCCGAGTCCATCCAGATACCTTCACCCATAAGAAATGGAAAGTTTCGGGCAATTCTCGACGACTGAATTTCATATCGGTCAAGAAGCTGCTGCATAGCTGCATTAAGCATTTCATCCAGCATGGTAAAGAATTTGGAAATATCACCTTTTGCCATAATGCCGAGTCGAGGTAAATTAATTGAAGTGAAACTCAAATTGCCTCTTCCCGGTGCAACTTCACGAGTGGAATCATAGACATTACCCATAACACGAGTACGGCAGCCCATATAAGCTACTTCTGTTTCAGGATGATCTGGCTTGTAGTATTGGAGATTAAATGGCGCATCTATGAATGCAAAATTCGGAAAAAGCCGTTTAGCGCTTACTTTCATTGCCAATTCAAATAAATCGTAGTTCGTGTCTTCCGGATTATAGTTGACTCCTTCTTTTACGCGGAATATCTGAATTGGAAAGATAGGGGTCTCTCCATGTCCAAGACCAGCCTCCGTGGCCAACAAAAGCTGTTCAATTGCTAATCGTCCTTCCCAGGAAGTATCAATTCCATAATTGATTGAACTAAACGGAACCTGAGCTCCGGCACGAGAATGCATGGTGTTTAGATTATGAATAAAGCCCTCCATAGCCTGATAAGTGTCACGGGTAGTCTTTTCCATAGCATATTTCAAGATCCACTCTTTGTTTTTAAGGTCATTGAGCTGCTCGCAAATATCATAACCTTCTTTTATATACTTTTCGTATGTATATCGGACGCCTTCTGCCATAGCATAATCGAAATCTACAACACTTTGACCTCCGTGCTGGTCGTTTTGATTCGATTGAATGGCAATTGCAGCCAATGCAGCATAAGAACCAATGCTTTTAGGTCTTCTGAGATGACCATGACCGGTATTAAAACCGTTTTTAAACAGTTTTCTTAGCTCGATTTGTGTACATGTGGTTGTCCATGCATAAAAATCAAGGTCATGTATATGAATCCAGCCATCACGGTGAAGATCTGCAATCTCAGGTCTTACTAAATATTCAAGATTGTATTCTTTAGCAGTGTTTGCTCCGTATTGCAGCATAGCTCCCATAGGAGAATCACCATTAATGTTGGCGTTATCTCTTTTTAAATCACTGTCTTTTGCCTGAAGAACAGTAATGCTATCAAAAATAGCTTTTACTTTGTCTCCAAATCGTTCATTCATAGCTGATCCTCCTTAAATATCATTCTTTTGGCGGTGCAAACTATGCTCCGTATCAAATCCTTCCGGATATCGGGATCTCAATTTATCTACATTCATTTGCATAATCGTTTCCAGATCATATCCGATTGCCTCGGCACTTACTGCGAGATACCAAGCGACATCTCCAAGCTCCTTTGCTATATGCTCACGATCTAACTCATGACCTTGAAACAGATGTTTTTTTAAAATATCAATACTTTCGCCAGCTTCACCGTTCAATCCCATCAATCCGTTTTCAAGTTGCTGAATTGGAGATAAAGATTTATTGGCAGTACGCAGTGCATTTTTCTGATACTCATTGATTGTCATTTGTTGGTCACTCCTATGTTGGGAATATAATGTTTACAATGAAGTTCAATCGGTTCAATATATTTGATATCGCGAATGTGAATTATGCCTACTTTTTTACCGTCTTCACATGGTCTGCTTACATATACTTCATCGACTGCTTTTTGTGCTTCAAGAAATTCTTCTTTAAGGGAGCATACGTCTCTATGTCCACAGCGTGTACATTGTGTTTCTTTAACACCGTAAATATCCATTTTCATTCTCCTTCCGAGCAAAAAAATAAGAGCCAAGGTTTATTCCTCAGCTCCTACTTAAGTATTATTTTTTCTTGGCTTTATGATATATCCAAGCTTTGCAGACTGTTTCTTTACACTTCGGATAATCAGGTCGTCCGCACTTATTGCAGATGAGTTCTTCTCGTCCGAGATCAGGTATATCTTCTTCAAATTCTTTGATGATCGTGGTCCAAGTTCCATCTTTTTGACGAACGGGGCACACCATCTTAGATTTGACTTTCACAGGCATCGCCTCCTTACCCAAGCATATTTTACCACAAAATATAACAAAAGTAAAAGGGCTTGTTACGGCCCCTTTACCTTTGAAATGAGTTGAACTTAAGAAATTAGAATCGTGTAGCGTTCCTTCAGACTCTCAAGCAAGTCTTCATCTGCTGCAATACTAATATGAAATTCAATTTTGTTCTTGTCGTTCAACACGACTTGAACTATTCCTTGAATTCCTTCAGCAAACAGCATTCTCAAACAAGTACCGAGCTGTCTGTCGTTCACTGCCAGAAAATATTTCATAAGCGTGACCTCCTTTCATAATAGGAGATGTATTTTTCGTGCAATTTTATAGATTTGTTTTGCTAAGTTTACTTAACCGAGAATCACTTCCGGTAAAATCAGTTCCATTCGCCAAGTCTATACCCATATATAATTCATTATCGTAATTACCGTTTTCGTAACAATCTTGGCTCATATAAAGTGTTTGAGATTTGTTATTGAAAACCGGCTCATCATGAATCAGCTTGTACAACTCCTCAACTGAAAATATCACTAAGTTTGTCATTTAATGCTTCCTCCTTTATTTGATATTTCGCATCATCAATGCAGTATACAGTAATGTTGCTCCAAGCCATTGGATACTGATTGCGTGTTCTCCTTTATCTATTAGATTTACGATAAGACTTCCAAGAGCACCAACAACCATTAGAGCTGGAAAAAGTATCTTTAGAATATCCAAAAGCTTAGTCCTCCTCATAGCCAGTAATAACCTCACTATACGGCAGCTCTTCAATCCAATCACAGAATATATGCCACTCATCGAGTTTGTGGTTACGCCGGCTCTTGTAGATGTTAGCCAGCACCTCATAGTTCAGCATAATCGTCCGTTTCTGGTTGTAAGAACTCGGAAGCAGTTGGATCATCTGCCACCAATAGAATTTCTTATATTCGGATTGACCATCAGCCTCAGGATTATTGTAGTCAGCACGATAACAGTTGAGAAGATTAATTGTATCTTGAAGATGTCTTTTGCTGTGCTCACTTAGCTTGTCACACGAGAAATCCTCCAGCGTGAACTCCTTTTCCGCAATCTTGTGCATAGTAGAACAGGAATTAGCCACCGTACCAACCTTATAAGTATCAAACTCTTTCCACCAGTAAAGTGGAGCAGTAATATCGAGATATACAGTAATCATCCGCATGAACTTTCGATGGTCAGTGCCGGCATTGCGAAGACGTTTCATAAGGCCGAGGTCGTTAGGACCCAAATATAAACCACTTTCTTTATCACAACCCAAAACGGGGTGTCCGCAGAATTCATTACACCATACATATCCTTGCGTGCAACTATCGCTCTTCTCCCAACTATTCATCGGATTGCGCATACCACGAATAGCGTGTTCCCAGCCCAGAACTTCAAAATTACTAATTATCAGCATCGTTCTTCTCATTTCCAAGAAAACGATCAATGTATGTCTTATTCGCAACTGAAGTTGTACAAGAAATTTCAGGGAATTCGTCCTGTCTAAAGTTGAGATAAATATAAAAGTCGGTAATAAGCTCCAGATCAGGATGAACCAACGTTTCAGCCCTGTTGATTAATTCCTGACCAGCATCCTTAATTTGCTGAATCAATGCATCACGATAGTTCGAGTTAATTCGAGTTGCCATGTTTTCTTTCTCCTTTCAAAAATATCACTTTTTGTTCTTGTTTTCATATCGAACAGGCTTATGCGAATTAATATTGTTCGGTTCCGCAAGGCAATCGTTACAAGGGTCCTTATATTCTTTTGTATTGTTGTACTTACAAGACTGGCAATACTTATTAAAGTAAACTTCTTTATTGTTTTCCATGATTTTTCCTCCTCAGAACATCCACATAATACATTTTATAGTCAGCGCAATAATAACTGCTGCCACACATGCGCTTAAAACTAGTGCGATAGCCTGACCAATTTTATAAGCCAGCGTATTTTTATTGTTCTTATCCATGTTTAACCTCCATAATTTAAACCGAGATGAGAATATAACGATTTATACAACTCTTTTTCAATCTCGTCCTTATACACTTTGACAACCTTACCGTCAATAATGATATTTACAGTTTCACGAAGAATCGGTTGTGCCATTTCAGCAGATGCTTGAGCACCTGATTCAGCAACAAAAGGCTCCGGTAAATATCCCAAAGCCTCCATTTGCTTATGGTCGCAAGTACTGAGAAAAGGACAGGATCTACATTTTGCCGCCAGTTTCGTTAAAGCCATCGCCTGTAACCTTCCTTTCTAAATACCGTTTAATTTGCTCGCATCTTTTTCTGTTTTCACACCGAATGATGGTATCCGTGACACAAATCTCATTTCCCATACCATAAAATTTCTGAGGTTTTTCGATATCTGGTTCAAAATCCATACATTCTGAGCAGTAATCCTTAACATCAATACAAATCATGCTGTTTTTCTCCTTTCTGGCGTCCGATTGGAGTAGTTGCGGACATATCTTGATTCATTAAAATTCTTTTTCTCGCTCAATGCCCGACTAATTGCCAAATCAATCGCTGAACGAGATTTTAAATGGTAATAATATAAATCCGTAAACGGGGTATTCAGTCTGTCAATCCGTCCAGCCGACTGCTGCATAATTTTGTAAGAGTAATTTTGTGAGTAGAACACAATGGTGTCTGTGCTAATGCAATTCCATCCCTCAGCTCCGGCAGTGTATTGAACCAGATAAATCCAACTGTCCGTATCCGGTATAGGCTGGTGCTTATGACCGTTCCATTCCGCAATCTCAACATTCTCTCCGTAATAGAGATTTTTAAGAATATCAAGCTCATAGTCGAAGTTGTAGAACACGATCATCTTCGGATGCTTTTCAAACAATTCCATCAAAGCAATCTGTCTGGAATCATCTGAATTGACAATTTTTCGCCATACATAGCAAAGTTCACCGGCGTTGACAATAGGTTCATTCTTATAAGGATTCCAGCGAAGCCGTCCGACATCTTTGTATTTGCTGACATCGTATCTTACATAGACGTCTTCGTGGTGGGAAACCGTCTCACGCTTGAAGTCCATTTCCACAAGTATAGAATCACGCAGCCGAACCAAACGGCGGACATTTAAATATCTGTCTACCTTTGGATACTTGCCGTTTACCCATGTCATTACCATGTGCTCTTCTTTAAAAGCAGTACGATTTTTATAGAATCCGTTGGCAACAAAGACGGGAATGTAATCTTCCCATGTATCTCCGGGCGTTGCGGAAAGCAAAATCCATTCGTTGAGTTTGGCGATTTTTAAAAATGCCTTGACCCAAGCGCCTGAACCGATAACTCGCTGCTCGTCAAATATAAAAAAAGCGTCCGTAACAGTTGCATATTTGCCTATGTTGTTCCATGAATCCACAACCACCTTATTAGAATAAGCGCTAACCTCCGGATGGACAGAAAGAAGGAAGGGCGAAAGCTCACCCTCCCATTCCAAAGTGTCCCTTTTTCTGGCCGTTGTGATAATATACAAGTCTTTCGGGCTTTTCATCCTCACATAATTTTTTGTATCGAGTTCACCGCCATTCTGTTTGTAATAATAGGCCAGCGCTGTTCTTGATTTACCGCTGCCGACGCCTCCACAAAGGATGCAGCCGTTTTTCATCCGTTTAACGGCGTCTGTTTGATAGTCTCTTAATGATATGCCTGCCATCAGCACCTCCCGAAGAGCCGGCGCATTGTCCAGATAGAAGAGAAATACATTGGTGTAAACCAGCGATTCTCCTTTGAATCCATATCCGTTATCGGCTCTGTCAACGAATTGCCGATCTTTACATATCCGGCAACTCCAAGAAGGGAAATCTGAATATAGCACATTAAAGCAACTATCATGTCAATATCCTGAGCAGCTACAAGTATATGGTTTTGATAATTCAATTTTTCTTTTTCCAACCGCTTCCTTGCAGCATGAATACCGGCGATTAAAGTAGCGCCTGCCCCGCAGCAAGGATCATGGATGGAAATATAACCGTCTTTTTTTACTTTCTGAACCACATCTTCCATTGTAACTTCAGCCATTAACTCACACACATGATATGGTGTGAAGAATTGACCATTATGCTCATTGCCCAGATTTAGAGACATAAAAATACTGCCCAAAAAGTCCTGCTCTGGGTTTTTTTCCAAAGCCATGACTGTATGGGCAGCTAACTCAGGGAATAATTCCTGCTCTTTCTTGTTGTATTTTTTGATTGTCCTTAAATATAACGCTTCCCGTTCGTCATAGTGCTCCTTATCTGTGGGATTCGATAACGAACAGGCGAACATCGTAATAAAGTCACGCCAAATATCCCATGAACGATGCCGGCTTGAAAACTGTTTGAACACATCGAGAAATTCTTTCTGAGAATCCAAAACTTTTTCAGATTTTTTCCCGGCGGGTTTTTTTTGCTTTGGTATTTCCTCTTTTTTCTCAGATTCAACCATTTCCGGTATCTCTTCAATCTGTTTTTGAGGCTGTACCGTTGCTTTTGGTTTCGGTCTAGCCGATTTTTTATGTTTTTTCTTCTTCCAAAACAAAAATATCAACCTCCTTATTCATGTTTCCTTTCTCCTTTCGGTGATTGTTAAAAAGGGCTGTTTCCTCTTACCATCATAGACGTGCACATCTAATTCGGACCTTACTGGACATTTAACCGGACATGTACTAAGCCGGCACCCCCATTTTCACCAACTTTTAATCCCAGGGAGCCTCGTCCGGCCCCTCGTTTTCAGCGTATTTCTCAGCAAACTCATCTTCTTCAATGGTTACATACATTGTCTTCAGATAAGCTTTCACGCCGGTCTTTCCACTGACTTCCCAATTATAGGGACGAATAACCAGATCGACATTGCGAATCTCTGCATAGTCCAGAGTAGCGATAGATTCCTCATCGAGTTTGGTCTGCGCCTTTCTAGTAATCATAACAACCTTAGGCGGGATATTGTCGAAGCTGACAGCCACCTGAATATAATGGCGTGGAGCCTCGTCTTCATCACGGGCAGGAAGAACACGGACATTCCAGCCATCCTCAATCAGTTTCTGCGCCATGTCAGGATCGTCAATAACTACGCAGAAATTGCGAGCGCCCGCACGATTGTATTTCTGCTCCTCGCCTTTAAAATTCCTAAAAATAATACGGGCATTTTCAATAATGATGTTGTCTACAGCTTTGTAAGCCATGATAAAATCTCCTTTCAGTTTTTATGTTGGTCGCATGGAAACGGACAAGTCCTGCAATCCTCATTCGGAATACAGGAACATTCGTCAATGTTGGCAAAGCGATAAATATAAATCGCCATTGCCGTGATAAGTAAAAGCAACAGCATATTCTCACCTCACATCAAATGGAGTTGAGTCTTCTTCATATGGTTCTCCGGCTCCGAACCAGGGCGGGGTGTTGTCTGAAACATAGGGCTCATCTGCAACAAAGCGTTCAAAATCGCCATATTTGGACAGTGACTTAACCGCTTCATCAACCATATTGTTGTAGTAACTACGGTCAATGTCATTTTGTTTCTCAAGCTGCCGAACCATTTCGGATTCCAGCCATCTGTATCCTTTCGAACCAGTCGCAGCAGCATAGCCCTTTTCCTTGGTCTTCTTGTTCTCTGTCTCACGAAGCAGAATACCGCCGCCGCAACCAGGTTTGATTGGACAGAACTGACCGACTTTTCCGACAAAGTGATAGCTATGTCCTTTAGCAATCTCTTCATCAAGACCTTCTCTCACCATAGGGGGGTCTTTTTTAGCAAGCCGTTCTTTTTCAGCTTCCAATTCGCTTACATCCGGCAAACCTTCGTTCATATCGAGATACAGTGCCGAAGTTACCGACTTGGTTTCACACATGTCTTCAAACTCGATATTTTCTTTGCTGAATAGAGTCTTAAACACATATGGAATCTGGAATTGGGTGCCTGTTGCAGTCCAATCGTAAGGATGCTTTTTGTTATCCTTACAAATATCTTTTGCCGCCTCAACATACTCCTTTCCATACAGGTCGCAGCATTTTTCAACAGTGGCATAACGGGCAATATAAACTGCGTCGTTTACCAAACACATACGGTCGTATGTAGCCTCATGCTCAAAGTTGTAGCCGTATAATTTACCGTATTCCGCTACAAACTTGATAATTTCCGGTGTTGCATCAGGAATTTTAATGGAATCCGTCTTGATATGAGCAACAGTAAAGCCCCGTTTCTGGACCTCGTGTTTGAGGTTTACCATAAACAGGGCGCCGCGTTTGGCTACGATATTATCTTTGTTACGGTTATCGTGGAACGGATGTTCAAAGCTCGCCGAAGTCAATCCGTAAACTGAATTGATTGCGATTTTCAGAGCCTGAGCCAAATTATCGGCAGCGGATTCGTCCGTAAGATACTTTGCCAACGACCCATTCAGCATTTTCTTAGCTTTATCAAACTCTTTATGCTTGATAGCAATACGGGCTTGAAGAATATCATTGAATCGCTTCGTGTATTCCGGCCCAAAGAGCTCTTCCGCTACAATGCTGCTTGGATGCATGGAGGCGATATCCAACAGGGCGATGTTGCTATACATACCTGGTTCCGCATAGACATAACCGCCTTCTCCGACTTCTTCGCTTCTATAGATAGACTTGCCGCCTTCAAAAGTATAACCAGGGAAAATAGGACGATTGTTTTTGTCAAATGCCGTGAACTCGTCATAGTCGTCTACTCTGAAGGGCAGATCGGCATTCGGGTCAAATATTTGGCTTTCATCACCCATAAACCTGTAATTAAACTGGTCTTGCGGTTTTCTGTTATTCCCAAATATAATTTTGGTTGTCAGAGAGTTTGTAGTATCGTTGACAGTCATACCTGCTACATCTGCCAGAATTTGTCGTGCTGTAAAATCCGCCTGCCGATTGTTGAATACCGCTTCCGTTGCAATTACATCGTTGTCGCAGTATTCAGCTACCTTTGTCCAGAGTTCCTCAGGCACCGGTTGATCCCATGGAAGACCAAGTTCCTGATGATGAATTCCGAGTTCGATTTCCCATTTCTTCAGAGATTGCTTTTTTGAGCAAAAGTCGTACACATCCGTATATGAGACATTGTAGGCTTCCCCAAAGAAACAGTTGGCGCTGCCGTTGATGATTCTGTTCGAGAGGGAAAAGAGTTGTTCGTTCGTATATCCCATGAGACGGGCATAGAGAATATGATTGTCGTACCTGCGGCAGTTAAAACCTACAAGACGAAAACGCATGAGTTCTTCAATCTCGGCCGGCGAGGGGTTAATCATTCGGACAACGGGCTTTCCTTCGCCCTCTATTTTCCAGTTCACTAAGAATAGATTTGGAAACACCTCAACATCGTAAAACACGAGTTTGGCATCGTCATTCTTTACTCCGGCGGACTGGTCTACGGATTTAAACTGCATCTTATTAACCAGTTTGATACAGTAATCCGCTTGATTTGTACTGCTTGCTGCAAAAGCAAGAATTGCGTTACGCATATCCGTAACATCATAATTCATGCCGCTTGCATAAGCGTCTTCAAGGTTTTTATAAATGAAGTCGATACTTGGTTTCGTATATGCATGATACTCCTTATTCAAATTTCGTTTTATTAGTGTTCTAAGACCTTTCTCGCTCTTCACTCCTTCAAAATTTATCACTTGTTTTTCTCCTTTCAGTGGTAAACCAGAGTTGATTGTTGCGATAGGCAAATCATTACATTTTGTCAGCTTTCGTCTCAAAGAGCTTTTACCTGTGAAGACCTTGACCTCAATGTGGTCATCATAAACACGGCTGAGCCTTGTCACATCGCCGGCATAAATATAATGGAGATGGATTCCCTGACCGCTTTTACTTAATTCGGCATAAGTAGGCGGCCATTTGCTCGCTTCCTTGAGATTCTCTTCAAAAGACTTTTTGCCGTCTCTATCCTGAATATCAAAGTCGATAACAATATGATTCTCCGGGAGTTTTACATAATGAAGCTTTGAGGTATCAAGGTTGCTCAGCGTTGTCGTAACCTTGTCCCATTTGGATATGGGCGTTTCTTTTGATGTAGCATACTGCGCCGGGCAATCGGAACATTCACGGTCAAACACTGAAGTTTGCTTCAGAAATTCAATCGTCCTGTGCCCAGGCTCCTCTTTTTCAGACAGTGTCGCGTCCTCAAATTTCTCTGTTCGGAATCCTACATAATAACTGCGGACACGGGTTCCATCTTCGAGATTGAAGCGCTCCTTATAGTCCCGGAAATAGTTTTTCAGCTCCTCCTTAAAAATCCTCTGTGAAAATGGAAATGTCACTTTCGCCTCATCGCAATAGGTTTTATACATCTCCCATGAGGCTTTGAGAGTCGTCCCGTCTTCCTTTTTGAAAACATGGTAAGAATCAATGATGAAGTTGTAGAAATCATTAGATGCACCAAGCATAGTCACGGGAATATAATCGTCATACTTACCCGGATCGCTCAAGTATACTTCCTGGCAATGATAAGCGATGGCTCCAAGTTCAAACTCGATCTGCTTGATAACTGCCTTGTATTCCTTCGGGCTCAATTTATTGCCGGAGGGGGACACATCGATCAATCGTCTGATAAGACCCGATTTTGCATCTGTAATCTTTACCGGCTTGTTCGTACCCATAAACAGAAAGCACTTAAAGCGGTTTGCATAAGTCGATTTGAACTTTTCATTCACCGTCATCAACTCGTGAGAAACCAAACTGTTCAGCCTTGTATTATCCTCAATTCGAGACAAGTCGCCGTCATGCTGAATGGCTACCAGCGGATTTGTCTTAAAGGCTTCCAATGCAAATGAATTGCTGGATGAACCAAGGGCTTTAGCATCGAACACTGAATAGTAGCCGTCAAATAGCTGCTGCACAATGTTCAGAACAGTCGATTTGCCCGTACCTGCTGCACCATACAAAACCATAAACTTCTGCAATTTCTTTGACTCGCCGCATACAATAGACCCGATAGCCCATTCGATTTTTGCCCGTTCTTCCTCGGCATATATCGTAGACATTAGTTTGTCCCAGGCATCGGTGCTCCCTTGTTCAAGCGGATAATTCAATCTCTTGCTTGCATAGTCTTTTTTATTCGTAGGAGTATTCGAGAATATCAATTTCTCATCCAGCATATGGAACGAATCTCTCATCTGCTTCTGACAGTATTTATGCCACGAATCTATCATTCCAGATTCGGAGTCCCACATATGCAGGACTTTAATGCTTGCGTCAAAATGCTTGCTGTTCTCTTCGGCATATCGATCTAATTCCCGGTCAATAAGCTGAAGTGCATCCTGCTCATCTGTAGACCATAAACCTCGGTCTTCTAGCCAAATGGCATAGAAGTCGCCCCCTCTAATCATCAGGTCGGAGCTTTTCTTAATGATAAACTTCGGATAGATTTCTATTACACCACGCTTTGTACTACGGGTTGAAATCATTAAAAAGTCAATCATCGAGGTTCTTTAGTCTCCTTCCGTGTGTTTTAACTCCTTGATTTCATTTTTTAAAGATTCAAGCTGGCAGCGCATTTTTCGATTCTCAATTTCATTAAGAACCATATAAGTCGTTGCCATCGTCATCCAGAAAGTTACACGGAAATTGATAGACTGCTGCCGTTTCATAGATTTGCAAATGACACGGCGCATCGTTTCGGTATTCCGAAGGCTTCCGAAAATATAACGGATCATCTCATCCATACTTCTTTTCTCCTTTCATATCGTTCAAAAATTGGTCGATGGTTTCGTATTTCCACTCCTTTGGAGAAGTCAATGAAAATATAAATTCCTGTTTATTTTCCTTGCGAACTCGGATACTGTCCCGTCCGTTCGGAAAATATTCAATCACTTTACTTGCCTGTTCAGGTAAACACTTTTTGAAAAACTCGTACACTTGGCTGTGGACCATGATTGTAAACCTCCACTATAGGATGCTGTCCAGATACCAGTTCATTTGCCACCAAATTTCAACAGAACGCAAATCGTACTTGCAGTGCTCTATAGTGAACAAACCGCCTTCTCCGTTTCGTTTGTATTTTCTATCCATAAATCGAAATATCACATCATCCGTATACTCCGAATCAAAACGAGCGTCATTCATAGAACCCAACCCGAGGCTGACAATCATATTCCAAAACCATTGTCCCATCCGATTGCCAACATCGGGATCGTCCATGATGTGTTCCTCGCAACGAACCGCCAGGGCGATAAGCATTTCTAAAACGCTACAAGGGCGATTATCCAAATAACTAGCAATCATTGGACCCTTGTATTTTTTTTCATAACCAAAACGATAACGGAGGTCTATCCCGTCTTCAGCCCTATTTCCGTCCATCGGCAGCGAATATTGAAAATCAATATTGTGGAGATGATTCAAGAGCTTTTGATAAGATAGCCTCCGTGTATACCGTTCGTCATATACGAGCTGACACATCCATTCAAAATATTCGTTGTTCAGCTCTTTTTCCGTCATTTAGTCCTCCTGACCGAGACCAATTCCCGCGACATCATGGTAAGACCGATTATCTTTAAGAATCTCATAATCACATCTCAGCCGGTCATTACGGACAAATACGGAATCGTCCTCATAATCGCCGAAATGGTCTGCGAAGTCTTTACCAACAGTGTCGTCAATATCTTCAATGATCTCATCTTCATCGTCTGCCAAAACTCCATCAGAGTAATAAGTCAGACTGATTTGCGTATAATTGCCAGATTCTCCAAATTCCTCTGGAGAAATGATATACGGTTTATTAGGCATAGGCACATCCTTTTCTTCAATGATTTTTTCGCTGTGCTTCGTGTAATTGGTATATCCCTCTTCCTGAAGCTTCGCGGCATAATTCACAAGGTCAGGTTTCAGCTTAGCAATATCTGCTTTATGCTGATTTTCTTCCTGAACATTATTATTTTTTACAACTGTATCTGGCTTGCGCTCAGAGAATACGGCTTTCACCGAATCGATTTCTTCTTGGGCAATCCGTTCGTAGTATTTTTTAGCATATAGCCATGTAGCGGCAGAGCCGGCAGCGGCGCCTACCACTAACATGACAAAACAAGTTTTACTCATCATAAACCTCCTCGTCAGATGCAATCGTAACGACAGTAATGGCGAGACCCCCGAAAAGCAGCGCTGCGCTTAGAAGAATCCCGCCAGTAATATGCCGTTTTCTTTTGCTGTCCAATATAGCGTCAATTGTAGAAATAAAGTCGTCCAAAAATTCCATTTCAATACTCCCTTCCACCAGAAAGAACGGCAATGCCTCCTACAAGACAAAGTCCAGCCATTGTGGAAAGAATATAAAACAAAGATCTCATTTCCATTCTCCTCTCAATTTTCATAAGGGGATTCATAATCCCACGTCCATATTTCGCCGTTTTTATAAGCGTTACGAAAATAATTATGTTCCCCGTCTCCGGTGAAGAAAAGATAATCGGATGGCAGTACACGGCCAACATCGGTTTCTCCGCTTTTTTCTCTATACCATCTTTCTAATACATCTTCGCATAGTTCTTTAAGATCAGGGTCAACCGGATGATCTTCCCGATAGCCAACAAATTGATATGGAGCCGTTACGACCTCGACAATCGTTCCCATACCTTGATCGACACGGTTTAACACACACCATACGCAAGCTGCCTTTTCCGTATCAGAAGGGACGCCTCTCGCTTCACCCCAAAGCATTTTAGCTAATACGGTTACTTCTTCCTCTGTCCATAATTCGAATTCTTCACTTGGCTCTGTATTAGACGTGGGTCTTTCCGTAGATAAAGTCTGAGATACAATTGGCTCAGCAGTATCAATGAATTCATTGCTTGTTACTGCCGGCTTTTCTTCCGGTTTATCGGTAAACGAGCCACCGATAAACATAAAGCCAATGATAACTAAAAATATCACGGCAAGAATCACATCGATGGCTCTTACAATTGTGTGCATTTATAAAACTCCTTTATAAAAAATATCACCTCCAGATTTCTCTGAAGGCTTCCTTACTACATCTTTTCCCAAATATTTCCCTCCACATTGAAGTCGAGAAGCAGCACCGGTTCATGACGGCCATCCTCTGTTTCACGTTCAACCTCGAGAATACGGAAGTTTACATATCCGTCCGGACCATCCGCAGTCCAACCAACAATCTGACCGGCAGGAGTACGCGGCAGATCCAAATCATCCAGAACTTCATTCAGGAACAGATGGCCCCTTGTCTGGAGTTTATCATTTGCAAACGCCTGCTGAGCTTTCAGGAACATACGGTTGTAGTCAAGATTGGTCTCATAATTACGGCTTTTATTATCGAAGTAAACCGCATAGTCGCTCTTAAGATTCGGATCGGCGACCATTACCGTCTTTTTGACCTTCTTCTCTTTGCCAGTTTCAGGATCAACCTCGATTTCCTCAAACTTCTTTGCCTTAATGCCATACTTAAGCTCGTTGTCCACCTGCTCGCCGAAACGCTCGATGACACGCCCTCTGTATTCCTTGAAGCTCTTATCAATAGTGGCGTAGGCAACTCCAAGAGCAACATTGCGCTTACGCAGGATATTGTTGGAGGCAAGGATACTAGTGATAGACAGCGTGCCAAGAATTACAGCCGGAGCATATAGTTTAATAAATTGAATACCGGTCTGAGCATAGATAATAGTGAGGTCTTTCTTAGAATCTTCAGCAGAATACGGCTCACCGGCTTCAGTAACACCCTTTTCAGTAGCAGCGTGAACCTTTTCAATATCGTTCTTCGTGTCCTCAACGATTTTATTTACTTTAGTGGTAGCCTTACAAGCAATAACGGCGCTTACAACAGTTCCTGCAATGCCAGCCACAATGAGAATCTCAGGGCTGTGCTTCTTGAGCTTCATAACGGTCTTATTGGCAATGCCGCTAACACTCTTCATGATTTCAGTCTTGTTTTTCATATTTAAATTTCTCCTTTATCAGTTTTAGAATTGATTTCAGAACCACAGGCGGCATATCCCGCCAGATCAACATAACTGTCGTCCGTAGCAGTTCCCGTTCTGATTCGTGCAATCTTGAGCAGCGCCATCATCATAGCAACATCATTTGCTGTAAATTCTACGCCCTTATATACGGACCAAAAATCGGCAATTGTCTTGAAGTTGTCTTCAGGAGAACCGTATTCGTTCTCCCGATGACCGCATACAATTTCTTTTGCTTTTTCAAGAGTGTTAGCTCTGTTCATCATCGATTTCCTCCTCGATACAACATTCGTTCGGAATATAAATGCGTTTACGTTCTTTAGCCACTACCTGGCATCCGCACATCGGACAATCAAATGAATCATACAGCGTCTCTTCATTGGTAGAACCAAAAGCGACAGCAAGACCGGTTTTTCCGTTATCACGGGAAATATAATGTCTTTCCTCAATGGCGTTAAATTTACAGCCACAAATTTTACATTCGAGCATCGTTTTTCTCCTTTCAATTCAGCGGGATTGCCCTCGGCAGCTTCAAAATATAACCGTCTCGAACTCTAACCGCTGTGGCTCCCGCAATATTTGTCCAACCATAACGGTTCATGGTAAAGTTATCGTTTGGGACACGGGCAAGATCATAGAAATCGGATACGCTGACTGTTCCATACTGACTGATAATATCGTTCATAGCATCTAAGACAGCCTCCGCATCACCGCGAGTGTCGAAGAGAATATCGTCATATTCAAGCCCGCCTCGTCTGTTTGAGGCAGATCCCGCACGAATACGGTCGGAATCTCGTTCGTAATAGTTCCGATAAGATACTTTGGATGCAGTTCCGTTTTTTCTGCTTCGTCCAGCTTCGCCATATAGAATCATATCAATACCGGTAGTGACAATATCGGAAATCGCTTTTTTAACAGCAGGTATGATAACCTCCATTAAAATATAAGATTTGACATTGTTTGCATCCTCGGCGATAAATACATCTGCAAATTTCTGCATTTCGCCCTTTTTGCGTGTTTTTGCAGTCCCAGTAATAACTGCTTCCACTTTCTTTTCTGACTTTTGTTCCTGCCGAGATTTATCAGAATTGGATTTGTATTCTTCCACCTATTTATCTCCTTTCTCACGCCGGAATCAGCTTACCAGGCAATGTAATTTTGCTGTTTGGCGTAAATCCGTTTTCCTTTTTGTATCGGTAAGTAAGATTATTTCGCGCTTTTGCTTCAGTAGCAGCAATTGTAGTTGCAGTCCAACGGTGCTGGATACAATCGTCAAACCGCATAACAGGACCATCGTATTTATACTGCTTCATAAAAAGCCTCCTTTCTGGATAAAAGAAAAAAGGGAAAGCACCTTGTTACAGGCACTCTCCCTTATCCGAACCTTTTAAATTCTGATTTTCAGTTGTCTTCAGCAACAATCTCAGATTCGTCCAAGATAACCGTTCGCTCTTCAGCAGCCATCTTTTTCTGTTCGATCTGGGCCTTGATATTTGCGATTACCGGCTTTGCTACATATTTGTAGACGACTACGCCTACAACTACGCTCAAGCCGATACCAGCGGCAATCTTTACACCCTTGCTCATACCAGTTTTCTCGATAACCTCTTCAGCGGTCTCAATAACCTCGTTGTTCATAATCTCAGTGTTGTTCATTGTGAAATCTCCTTTCAAAATATACAGAATTACGGAATGTTCTTCCATTAAATAACTTGTAATTTTCGCGCGGTAAAGTTTATTGATAATCGTATACAGGCGCTACTTGATAATCGATTACCAGGCATGGGGTGTCGTTGGCGTCTAAGTGCGATGAGAAAGCAAGTTCGATATATCCTTTATCAATATTCCATCCAAGCATGTCTCCCATTTTTGTACCATCGAGGCCAAGTTCGTAGTAAAAATCATTCAGCGTAATATACATCTCATCACGCATCCTGCGGTTCAGTTCATTTACGACTCGTGAAATCTTATCTCTGTCGGATTTAAAATATCTTCCGGAAATCACATCATAACAAATTGTATTGCCGCCCTTTTCCGTGAGAATAACCTCGCGAACAGGATTCCGCATCATTTTATCTTTGGATACAGAATCACGGATTGACTGTTCTTTTTTCTCGCCGATTGTCTCCACTACTTTTTCCTGGTATTCTTTCAAAGTAGACTCAGAGAGCGTATAAGCAGTGGCAAGCGCTGCATTCCGGCGAAGATTGGTAGAGCTTGCCCCTATAAGGCAGAAAATAGATACGGTTCCTACAACGGCTGCTGGAATATAACAAGGCCATACAGTCTTAACGATTTCTTTTCCGCTTAGAATATCCGTTTCCAATTCAGTCTTCTTATCTTCAATAAGAACAAGCGCTTTAGGTGTCGCCCGCACCGCCATTACAGTAGTCGTAATCATACCTGCAATGCCGATACCGGTAAGTATCTCCGGACTATGTTTTTTCATTGCCGTCCGTACACTCTTGGCAATGCTGCTTAAGTTGTGTTTAGGCATTTCTTTTTCTCCTTTCAGTGATTAAACAAACAGAAGTACTAGTTCTTCTGCGGTTTCGACTGCCGTTTGAAATATAAATGTACGTTGCTCGTCCTCGCCGCCAAAACAGCCATACATATACATATCAAACATAAACCTGTCAATTGTATCTATCGGATCGTCAAAAGGGTGATCCAGGATACTGTTACAGATTTCATAAGCAGCCCATTGCTGATAAGATCGTTTTTTAAACTCATACTTATCCCACGAAAACGACGGACTAAATAAATGTTCATCGATGTATTGCTGAATAATGGATACAGCCGTATCGACATCACACATACCAACACCTCTATGACAAAGAAAAAGAGCCCTTGTTAGGACTCTTCGTCTTCTTCATCATCAAGTGCGGCAAGCTTTGCGTTAATAGCCTCGTCGATTTTTTCGTCCATCTTCTTTTCGTTCACCCAATCGGTAAGCAGTGTTGCTGCTACGCCTCCTATGGTGGCGACCATTCCGAGGATTTTAATCAATTTACTGTTATTCATAAAGCGAAACCTCCTTTTTGTTTTCATAAAGCACTATGTAATTTTTGCGTATCACAGATCTTCCATCCAGTCTGCCGTTGGCTCAAAAACCATATCGATAATGTAGATTTCCATACCGTCTTCTAAAGTGAGTCGGTGATGATTGAAGTCAATCCAGTAAATATCACCATTTACGGAAGACCAGCCAACCTTATCGCCAAAATCCGTCCGTTCCAGTCCGAGAAACTCATAGAAATCGTTAAGCGGAATGACACCGGCAAACATAAAGTTCCGGTTCAAATGGTATTCAGCTTGAATGACCTTCTCGATGGTAGACTCGAAATATCTTTGAGAAAAGCTGTCATAAAATGTACGGGTTATTTCAGGCTCCATACCTTCGCCGAAATCAAGGCTGGAATTAGAAATAAAGCTCGGGGATGAAATAGAAACCTCCTTACACTTCTCCGCCACAATCGAATTTACAATAGCGTTGTGTGCTTCTTCGCCATACAGTTCTTTTAGCTTGTCCTTATATTCTTTATACGAATTCTGAACAAGTGCATACGCGCTGGTGAGAGCAGCCTGCTGGCGCCTATTTAAAGCATTTGCACCCATAATACAGGCAATCGTAGAAGCTCCAAAGGCTACCGCAGGAATATAACATTTCCAAGCAGATAAAATAGCTTCTTTCTTGGTATAAGCGTATGGATCACCGCCGTGGTTCTTTTTGCTATCCGTGTGAATCAGCACTAAAGCTTTCGGAGTAGCTTTCACAGCAACTACAGCGGTTACAATTACTCCTACCGATGCTACACAAGACAGCGCAACAGGAGAATACTTCCTGATATACAGCCCTGACTTATGCAGCATCTTTTGAATGATTTGGTTTTTGCTCATATTTTTCTCCTTTCGTTCAGTATGAATAAAACAAGTCAATTGCATTGTTTACAGTTTCATGTGCAATTAGAAACATACGGCTATTTCTCGTATTTAGGCGGCTGTATTTGTCTAACTTATTACTCAAATTTTCCATAGTCGACAATTCATCACCCAGAGGACAACGTTCGAGTTGTTCTAAGAGTTCTGATATAGCCCACATTGAATAACTCATTTCTTCTAACGAATATTCCATTGGCAGTGAGAAAAAGAGATCTTCAAGATATCCTTCATAGTCTTTTACTATCTCGATAGCCGTATAACAATCCTCTGACAAATGCGTTCCTCCTTTCGATGATTATTTCATCGCTCTCAAAAGATCCAAAATATCAGCAGTCATAGCTGATGCTGACTGAAATATTTGGCTGGTTCTGGGATTTACCCTCGAATAACGGGACATTTTCATCATGAATTCGTGAGCGAGTTGGCAGAATTCATCGATTGATCCCGATGTTCTCGGATATATTCTTTCGGCGATAAAATCTTTGAGCTCGTCGACAGCCCATTGTGAGTAACTCGCTTTTTTGAATTCCGCCGTCCATTTTCCAAACAACGGCGGCATCCATGCATCCATGTGGTACATGTCATACAAAATTAGTTCAAGCTGATCGATGCTCATGGCTTCTCCTTTCATGTAAAATTAAAAAAAGTAAAAGAGACAGCTCAGCCGTCCCTCATAATAATCCTTGTAATTTTCGCGCAGTAAAAGAAAAGAGCCGTTGTCAGCGGCCCTAGTCTTTATAAACCAATGCTCTTGAGAATTTTCATAAGCTCCTCTTTTTCGAGTTCCGCATCTACATCCAGATGGATATGGGTATTTCCATCAACAACTGTAGCGTCTACCTTATTCAAATTCAGCTTAATGTCATAACCAAATTTCTTCCGGATAGCAAAAGCTGCCAATTTCGAGATAATACCCGTCGTGAATTTAGATCCGATTTTCATCTCATCCATGCTCCTTTTTCTCCTTTCAAATCTTCATTGATTCCATAACAGGAGCTGTATTTTTTGCGAAAAAGAAAAGAGCCGTTGTCGACGGCCCTCATCTCAGATAATCCAATTCTCTTTTGCAAAGAATAACGGAATAGCAATCATTCCAAAGAACACCAATGCCGTTCCATCGTTGTCTATAAGTACAGGTACATACCCACAGGCAAGTAATGCTATTGCATATAATTTGTTCTTTAAAGTCTTCATAACCGTATCTCCCTTCAAATTTTTTGTTGGTTTTTCATAAAGGGAAATGCGATTTTTGCGTTTAAATTTCTCTCCGGTCAAAGACTGTCTCCCATCGTTCTCTCTTGATAGGCTTCATCTTAAGCGCCCACATAATCTGCCTGACTGTAACGGTAGGGTAGAGGCCGTTCGTACAAGCTCCGGCACGATTGTCAAAATACTCTCTGAATCCCGGATGCAAATATAAAGCGTCTGTAATCCACGGGTCAACCTCGCTCCACCAGGTACTCTTTGTCTCAGCATCAAACCGCTGCTGAATCACTGCCAGACCCTTATCCTCAATTTTATATAGCGTGCAACTGTTGTAAACGGGATGTTCGCAAATATAACGAGAACCGTACATAGACAGATAGATTTCAGGCTTATCAAAATGGTACCGCATAATATATAACCACCTTAAAAACAAAAGAAAAAGAGTCCTCGTCAGGACTCCTTCTCCCTTGCTAATAATCTTAATTAGTTGTCGCAGACCTCTTCCTTTGTAGGATAAAGGGTTTCATATTCCTCGTCATTCTCGAATCCATAATGCTCCAATTCGACTGAATGACCACATGCAGGACAAACCAGAATGTCCTCATATTCATCTTCAAATTCCATAAGCCCTCCGCATTCACTGCAAATATATCTTCCAGTGAACAGAGCGTCTCTCTGCGCATCGTTAAAAAAGCTCATTGCAAATTACCTCCTTGATATTGCGTGGCAATTTAAGTATACCCGCCACATTCGTTTTATCAAGAGATAAAAAGCACTTTTACATCTCTCACAATAGGCTTTGTAAATATCGTGCAGGAGAAAAACGAAGAGACCATGTATTACACACGAACTCTCCGTTCTTTGAACCCAGTTTACTTCTTCGTCGGTTTGAACCGATTGAATAAGCCTCTGAATGTTGTGGAAGTGAATGTCCCGTTCTCTTCGAACTTGAATCCTCTCCGCATCCAGATTCCGTAGAACACTAACGGTATTATCAGCTCAGCGGCAGCTATACCAATTCTGACATATCGATCTCTGACAGCTTCGTCCATTTGCGCATATTTGAAATCTTTATCGCTTTCACGACTTTCGATTTTCTCCATGTGCTCAATGGCGTTTTTGTCTTCCTCGAGCTTCAGCTTGTACAGTTTCGTCAAGCTATCTACTGCCGTAGTGTGCTCTTGTGTTCCGGAGTCGAGAGTAGACAAGCGTTTAATCTCCGTTCTAATCTCTTCTTCCAACAAGCTTCTGTTTTCTTCACCCATGTTCAATCTCTCCTTTCAGTTTAATAGGGTTCCATAAAAGGAATTGTTATTCGTGCGGAATAAAGTCTTTTTCTTTAACTCGCATAACGACATATTTTTTTCTGACAACTGATTCAATTCGTTTGGACAGCTCCAAAAATAAAAAAGGACCATCCGGATCAGAATGGTCAACTCGTAAATTACCAATCGAAATGAAACGAAAGACAATTCTTGAAAAGATTATTCCGATCACAATACCGATGCTGAGACTGATTGCTATATCCATAAGCGCCCTCCTTAAAATGTTTTTTCAAATTTTCAACCCGGGGAATTTTTCAGATACTAATTTAGCATGTTTTTCCGTCACCTGCGTACTGAATTCTAATTTAGGATAAAAAAAGAAAGAGCCGTTGTTAGCGGCTCAATCTCTTCATTGATCGTAGTAACTTCTGTATGAAATCCTGTTTTTACGCTTTTTGTGCGGAATTAAACTAAGTAAAAAATCCAATAAGAATTCTCCTGCTTTATATCCAACTCCTGCCAAAATAGCTAATATAAATATTTTCATGTTCATGCACTCCTTTCATAAAGGAGCCTGTTATTTCTGCGAACCCTCGCCTTCATAAACGATTTTCTTTCTCAAATCCGACCACGAAATATAACGGTCTTTGCGGCACACTGGACAATAAAACTTATTGACCTTGCCTCCAATGTCTATAAGCTCATTGCTATCTGCTTCCAGTCTGCTCTGACAATTCGGGCAGTTGAAGCGATAGACTTTTTTGACTGCTAAATCTACTATCTTCATCACTGTCTCTCCTTACTCAATAACCAGAAAAAACGTCTATACAAGTCATAATAAGTATCCTTGCAGCATGGAATAGAAAGATTAACTCTCATGTAGTCATAAGACACCCCTTCAGTTACGCCTTTCAAAATATAACAGAAAAGCTTTTCGTCTGCTTCTTTGGCCGCCTGTTCTACCATATTCATGCGATTTGAATAGAACACTCTTGCCATAGCACATTTGGCAACAGGATCACTAACATTATTCGTCTTACACGGCGGAATCGCCTTTGGCCAACTGCTTGGATACCCATCCAACATCGCATAATATCGTCGCCATATGGGATATTGCAAACAAAAATGCTTCAGCTCATAATACCGATGCTTCTCAATCCAATACTGATTTTTCTCAGACAGCTCCGGACGGATTGTTGTACTCATGTCCGTTCCCCCTTCCACACATAACCTGTTTCCTGCCAGAGAAGCTTTGGGGAAATGTAAAAGTTGATACGTCCGTACTTTGAATTCATCTCTTCCAGATTGGTGATAAGTTTTCCGTTCCTGGTTGCTTTACCGATAGGCAGCCATCCAGATACAATGCCGGCTCGAATCCAGGATGCGTCTTTTCCATAGACCCTTGCTGCAACAGCGACTGGAACAGAGCCCGGTGCAAATACAATTTCATTCATTGGCGTTTGCCTCCTTTCAACCGCTATTCTAGGTTAGAAACTGCTTTTAGTAAAAACAACCTCGGTGAAAGTAAGCGCCAGCGAATCATCGTCATCTCGCAAGGGTAATCCTCAAATCCCAGTGTATCGCAGGTAATAAGACCTTCGATAACACCGATAATAATGTCCGCTTCGTATTGTTTGTAAGGAAATATAAAATCGGGCAATTCCCGATGTATAGAATGGCATTTGCAACAGCGAAATCTCTTGATATCTATTTTCTTTTTATGTCCGTATTTCGTCCGGACAATTCTTTTAACGCTATCGTAATATTTAAGCTGTCCGCTACACTTGGGACAGATTGATTTGCTACTATTAATCATATATTTTCCCTTCCGCTATATCATCAGCAAGTGGTTTACAAGAGAGAGCCGCGCCATCGTTCACGACCGAATGAGATATCGAAACGCCCAAACCAGCGGAGAACGGACCACAGAGAAAGTCGTAATCCCAGGAGCCACCGACAACCGCATACATTGTACCGGAGTTGCTGTATGTAGGAATTGACATTCCTACACTAATGATATATGATTACTAATAGCAAATCAATGAGAAGGTGATAACTATGCTTGTAAAATGCCCCGAATGTGAATTACAGGTAAGCGATAAGGCTGTCTACTGTCCGCATTGCGGGTATCCATTGCAGCCAAATATAAAACCAAGAAAACCTCGCAATAAAAATAATAAACGCCGCAGATTACCAAACGGATTCGGACAGATAAGCGAAATTAAAAATCGTAATCTTCGCAACCCATTCCGAGCAATGATAACAGTTGGCAAGACAGAATCCGGACGGCCTATTTGTAAACCGTTGAAGCCGGAATCATATTTTCCTACTTACAATGATGCCTATGCCGCTCTGGTGGAATATAACAGGAATCCCTATGACCTGGAGCCGTCCATAACCGTTCAGGAGCTTTATGAAAAATGGACCGCTGAATATTTCAAGACGGTAAGCGAATCAGCTCAGAGAGGAACGGAAGATGCTTGGAAATACTGTTCCGCTGTCTATAAAATGCGGGTAGTTGAAATCCGAGCTAGACATATCAAAGGCTGCATGGAAGAAGGCGTTGCTACTGTACGAGGAAGAAAGCAGACTCCCAGCGCCACTATGAAAAATAAAATTAAGACTCTATTCAACCAAATGCTCGATTATGCGGTTGAATACGAATTGGTGGATAGAAATTATTCCAGAACATTCAATCTTACGGACGAAACTATCAAGGAAATTCGAAACGTGAAGAAAGAGCATATACCCTTTACTGACGAAGAGATGCAACTGCTTTGGAAACATGTAGACGATAAACGATGTGTTGACGTTCTTCTTGTACAATGTTATTCTGGATGGAGACCCCAAGAATTAGGTTTGATTAAACTTGAAAATGTGGATTTGAATAACTGGATTTTTAGAGGCGGTATGAAAACGGAAGCCGGTGAAGATCGGGCAGTACCAATTCATTCCCGTATCCGGCATCTTATAGAGAGAAAATATAAAGAGGCTCAAGAACTTGGAAGCCCATATTTGTTCAATTATGTTGATCCAACTTTACGAAGCAAAAATATAACGCTGAACTATAACCGTTACCAAAAAGCATTCGAAAGAATCAGGATTGAATTAAACCTAAATCCGGATCATCGACCTCATGATGGACGAAAACACTTTGTCACAATGGCTAAGAAATACGGTGTTGACGAGTATGCTATCAAGTATATGGTTGGACATAAGATTTTGGACATTACTGAAAAAGTGTATACCGAACGGGAATTTCAATGGCTTAGAGAAGAAATAGAAAAAATAAAATAGATTGTAATTTATGCCTAAACAAAGAAAAAGCCTCCCCAAAACAGGGAGCACCACAAAGGTACACACTGCTATGAGGAGGCTAACTTTGTATAGGAATGTAGGTGTATGAATAATATAGGAACAATATACGAATTACCTACATTTCTTTGCTTTTAACCACGTCTAATCACTTTAAAAACCGTGTATTTACAGGCTTTTAGATGTGGTTAAGAGTTGAGTTGTTTCTATCATAGAAACTAAAAATCCCGAAATATAAGGCTTTTTCAGCCGAAGTGTAGGAATAATAGAGAAATAACCTACACTGAATCACTTTGTTTTACATTTAATTAACCATAAACCACGTCCGTAGAGATAGTGAGGCCATCTTCTGAAAAGGTCTTTGTTTCTGTAACAATGACCGTCCCGTCCGCATCCTTAAGAACCGATGTGATGGTTTTCATATCGTCCGAAAAAGTCTTCACAAGCTGGTTCCCATTATCATAAACCGTGGTAACGGTCTTATAGTCCTCCGAGAAAGTCTTGACAGTGTCACCCGACTGAATATCACCAGTGGAGCCTACTTTACCGTCTACATACGACTTGGTCTGTTGAGCAAGCAATCTGATGCTTCCTAAAGTTACCAGCTTGCTTTCAGGCATTCGACTCACGCTCCTTTTAAAAATGGAGGAGAGCTATTACACCCTCCCCCTTTAAACAGATTAGGTAGATGCAGTGCCAAAGACCTCAGTGCAAATAGCTGTAACTTCATTGTTAGAAGCAACCAGCCCGTCGACATAATTCTTGGCATTCTGTTCAGCAGCATCCCAAGCAGCAACTTTCTCAGAGGTAATGCCATCTAGGACAGTCTTATTGGCATGGCTGTGGTTGCCCTCGGCAGCAGCATTAACCTTTGCCTTCAGAGCAGAATCCAGATTCTCTTCGGTTACTTTATCCAGCGAAGCGAGAGCGCCTGTAGGAACAGAAACATCAACTGCTTTTTCAGTAACAGTCTGCTCTACTCCATTGACCTTAATCTTTTCGATTACATTGACCTGAGCCCCTTCTGCAATACCCGCAAGCTTGGTGCCCTCAGCAGTGGTCATGAGACGGGAACCATCAACCTTGTCAACCTTCTTCGCCAGCTCAGTATTCATAACCGTAGTCTTGACATAATCGCCAATGCCAAGAGCATCGATCATGGCCTGAACATAAGCAACAACGGTGGCCTGCTCGTCATCGGTCGTGTCGCCGATACCATCCAGAATGGTATCCAGACGGGTAATGTCATTCGCCATCTTAGCGGCGCCAGTGGTGTCGCTCATAATCCAGTCGGCGATTTCCTTCAGAGTATTGTAGTTCTCATCAGCGCCGGCCACAATCTTAGCGACTTCTTCAGCGGAAATAGCACGGATGGATTTACCCGTGTCATTTCCAATCATGGTATTAACGGTAGTCTGCTCAGCCTTACCGTCAATCAGCGTCTTGAGGGCAGCGGCAAGATCTTCATAAGCAACCTCGCTCTTTCCTGCAAGACCGCCCAGTCCACCGATCTCATTATCGATGTAGGTCTTGGCTGCCTGAAGGGCAACCTTCAACTGTTCCAGGGTTGTGATTTTTACAGTGCTAGGCACTACACACATTCCTCCTATTGGAATATTTTTATTTGTCACAGCATAAATGCTGCTATGACTATGAGAAGTTGTTAGCCAAAGACATCTGTGAGAACATCATCCAATTCTTCATCGGTAGCGATATCGTCCGAATCATAAACAGGCTCGTCCGGACTTGGCTCTATATCCGGTCCGAAAATATCATCAATCAAATTATCAATATCCTCGTCCGTAGCCATCTCACTCCCTTCCGGAATACCGCTGGATGCTTCAATCACGATGTCTTGCTTTAATAATTTGTTGGCTGTCGGCAGAATTTGAACTGTATCAGATGGAGTAACCGTATATTCGCCATCATAAATATCACAATCCAAAATCCCGCCAACAGGGATAGAAAGAGTTCCCGATAAACTTTCTATAGGCGAAAGGCGTCCTTTAATAGACCCGATTCCGCACACTCCACCCATAATCAGTCAACCTCTTCCGAAAGCTTAAGAGTGGCTTTCGTGATGAAGGTATCGACTTTACCATTTGCTTTGGTGAGCTGAATGTCGTAGACATATTTCCCAAAATCGAGATCAGCCGTATCGCTCGGTTCGAGCATAAGCATCATGGTGTCAATCGGGATTTCTTTGACAAGAAGAGGACGGGCATCGTCATAATTTTCCTTCATAGCAAATCGGATAACATCGCCCTCAACAGGAATATATGGCGTCCCATCTTTCTTAGTGGCAGAGACTAGAGCCTCAAATGTATCACCTCGGGTCAAAGTGATCATTGTGCCTGTAATGCTGTAACTCATAATCTCACCTCCAATTTCAACTTTCTACAATTTGAACTGTACTCCCAGTTTTTCAAAGGTTTTAGGGCCTACAATTCCATCAACAGTTAATCCTTTGTCGCGTTGAAAGGCTTTCACTGTATTTCGAGTCAAAGAATAGAAGTTTCCATTGGTCAAAGTCAGGTCGTCATAACCATGTTTTGCCAAAGCTTTTTTCAGTTCTTTAACATCTTCACCAATACATCCGTGTTTAAGCATACGCGTAAACACAAATGCAGAACCACTGCTTTCGGGTTGCTTTTCTCCGGTGTCATACTGATATCGTTTGGTCATAAGACCACGATATTTCCATGCACGCTTATTCATTTGGGTAACGACAAAACCATAAGATAGTCCGCGTTCTTCCATTACGAGAACATCTCCATTCGGCATAAATCCGCATACCCATCCGACATGTGTTTTCTTTGAACTCGATCCATTAAATAGAGCTTCGCCCAACACATAAGGACGGGGAATAGTTGTGCAAAGTCCTTTATCATCGCAGTACCGCACATAATTGCCATTGGCGTTTGTTTGAGACTTGCTGTAGTAATCTTCCACGCCCTGGCAATCGCAAACGATTTTACCTGCTTTGACCCAACCGGCCGTAGCCTTATCAAATTGTGTTCTTGTCCATCCATTCTTAGAATAATAGCTGTTAAACTTATTGTTTAGAAGGGATTGAGTAACTTTTTCTCCAGTCGTTCCAAATAAATATTCCCATTCTCCGGCAGAACCAACCTCTGACACGGGAATGGGAAGAATTGCTCCAACTGGGACAGACGACTTTTTGACATGCGTTAAACCCCATTTTATGAAATCGAGAACGTGCATGTAATGACACCTCCTTATTCAGTTTTTACATCCCAAAATGCTTGAAAACAAATCCAATGACGATGCCGATCATGGCTGTTACAGCATAACTTACAACTTTACGCCACATCTGCCCGTCTCTGGATTCCAGTTCGTCCAAACGGTCGCCCTGACGGATCTGCTCTTTCAACATATTTTCCATGTTAGTAGCGAGCTTCTCAATCGAGGTATTGAGAGTTTCGAACCGTCGCATACTTTCTTCCAAAAGTTCAAGACGCTTGTCTTGACGTTTGCGTTCTTCTTCGAGTCTACGGCGAAACTCCTCATGCTCCGCTCGTGTAATAGGCGTGTCCATTTGTCTCACCTCCCGCTCAAATCAAGTCAGGCTGAGACTTAGACCGGATTGCCATTTTCATCAAGGCCCAACGCTGCGAGGTCTTCTTTTACCGCCTCTTTAAACTTTGCCGGAACCTGACTAAACGTCCTCCTGCTGTTGATAATGAGCGCTACATACAATGCTACCATGTTGTTACCTCCTATTAGAATTTGGATTAAAATATAAAACATGATTACCCCTCCAAAGCGATTACATCGCCATTGGTGTCATAACCATATTCCATCAATCTTGCTTTGACATCGGCTTGGAATTTATCCGGCACCTGGTCAAAGGTTCTCCGCTTATTTATAATAAGCTTTGTATAGATTTCTACCATGTCTTTTTCCTCCTTTATGACGGCTCAAGCATCATTGCAATCAGTTCATACAGATCGGCAATCGCTTCCATAATGGTAAGCTGATTATCATCGCTGTTTTCCTGTTCAATCATGAGCTGAACAATATTTTCAGAGTCGTTTTTGCCCTTTATGGTGTACTCCGCCATAAGAAGATTGGTATAGTCATTAAACTCCTGGGGGGTTAGTTCCGCCTCCTGATACGTCCAGTAAACGGTGTCATCGCCTTGTTCGGACGATCTTGTGATACTGTTGATTTCTTTTCGGAAATACACCGAACCTTCAGCAACCTCAAGTGCAGCGGGCTTGATTGTGCTTTCGGCATACTTGTAATTTAGCTCCATGCGACTTTCCTCCTTTCGCAGTGTAAATGCTTGCGAGCTTATGATATACCCGTTTATCGTCATGCTTGTCATATCTCGAAACCTTCCGTTTCAATTGTTGGAAATTGATATAAGGCTTGATCCATTTTCTGTACATATTGTAGGTATCTGTACAGTCAATCCAACCGAGATAAGACAGCATCTGACGGGCATCGAGTATAGTGGCCTTCTCCTTTTTGGAGATTTTCCGAGCTTTTCTTGCCGCCTTGTACATAATGGTCTTTCGAAGAATCGTTCGAGTTCTGTAAAAACGAAACCCCATAAAATCCAAATCACGGCCTCTTTCATTACCTTCACGGTCAATATAAGAAAAACGGAACACTTGCCAATTCGCTTTGAGCTCTAAGCCAAGCTCCGTTTTCAAATAATCAGAAATCGCTTGTTTCATCTGGTGCAAAACCTGTTTGTTGCTTCCGAATATAACCATATCGTCCATGTAGCGCATATAGTGAACCGCGTGCAATTTTTCCTTAATGTAATGATCCAGTCCTTGCAGATACCAATTGGAAAGCCATTGGGGAGTATAAAAGCCAAGTGGAATCCCAATTTCAGTAACATCAATAATGCGGAATAACAAATCCAGCATCTTCTCGTCATGAACGGTTTTTCTCAACTTGGCTTTCAATAGATCGTGTGGAATAGAATCAAAGAAATGCCGGATATCCATTTTGAGAATATACTTGCAATTCTTAGGATCAGTATGAATCCATTTTTCTATTACCTGCTTCCCTTTATGGGCGCCTCGTCCTGGTAAGCTCGCATAGGTATGTTCATACATACCCTTGCTGAACATCGGTTTTAATGCGCTGACAATGCAGTGCTGTACAAGCAGCTCTTCCATAGTCGGAACAATAATGGATCGCTCTTTTCGAGTAATACCGTCATATATGTAAACCGGCACATGCTCGGCGTTTTTGTAGTTGATAATCCATTGAAGCGACTTATTAACTGCTTCATCGTCTGATATGTGCCGGTGTTTCAGTATCCGCTGGAATCGCTTGCTGTGTTTTGCTTGTGATAAAGCATATTGCCGGTTAAATTCGGAAATGGTTGCTTCATACAGGTGGTTATAGGATTTCATATTCTCTCTTATCCTCTCATCCGCGTTCGACATATTCTCAGCTACTAGCAGATGCTTGCACCGAGTTAATTTTCACCAAGCGGTGAGGAAAAGGCTCTATGCCCCTTGCTGCTTTCGCAGCGATATACACTGCATTAAGAGAATCATTCTTAATGGATAAGATAGAGCCGCGCCATTGTTCGAGTTCGAATTGGACGCCGTATTGTTCAGATTAGCGTAGAACGGACCGCATTGAAGGTCATTGTTCCAGTTGCCACCGACAATCGCACTGGTCGCAGTGTATACCCCTATTAGTTTTATAAAAGATTTAGCTCCCGGCGAACCTAAGGTTCTCCCGTCCTCTCCTCGATGCTTACGCATCAGCAAGTGGTTTACAAGAGAGAGCCGCGCCACGGTACGAGGACGAATAGGACGCCGCATAGCTCAGAATAGCGCAGAACGGACCGCAAAGAAGGTCACTGGCCCAGTAGCCACCGACAATCGCATACATTGTACCGGAGTTGCTGTAATATAGTCCATCCGCTTCGTAAGTGCTGCTTGAACCGCTTGCGGTAACAGGAATTCTTCCGTAAGCTTCTGTCTTCATGCTGCTGATATAACCGCCGGAAGTGCCGGAAGGGGTCGCGTTTGCAACGGAGAGATAGCCGCTTCCGCTAGTATTGTAATCTGCCGCTCCACTGCCATCATGACCGCCGCGAGTCAACTTAACTTTCTGCGTACCGTTTACATTCACCCAACCAGCAATACGTCTCCACAGATTTCCCCATAGATGCTCCATTCCAAACACCTTAACACCTTCATTGACTGCATTGTTGGAGCCCCAGAACATACCTTTTGTATCCATGGTTCCCGTTTTAGCAGCTGAGCTGGCATTACTTCTACCGGAACCAAATACAGTTTGGCAATCTGTGCTTTTGCCCATCATAACAAGCAAATCCTGAATAAGAAGCCTGTCCGCGAGGACCTCCGTATACCAGTCGCTTCCGTTAGCTTTTGCATAATTGATTTCTGTAGTAGCATTTTGAGAAACCATATTATTCTGTCCGCTGATAGAGCGAAGCTTGCTCGACACATTAGAGCCAAAGTAGATGGGAGTATAGAAATGGTCGATTTCATTATCATTGCGGTCATAGTTACACCAGCAATCCCAAGTATCATCCTGCGGAATATCAGAACAACGGAAATGATAAACGCCGTTCTCTTCCCAACGCTTGGTATAAATCTTCGGCCATTCCATCATCGCATTGCCGCCGAAAGAAGTATTGGCAATACTGGATGCAGTGCCGTCAATTTTTTTGGTATAATCGTTGGGATTGAGATAATGATCCACCACACCTGCATAGGTCAGCATACAGGGACGAGGCATAAACATTTCTCCAGGCTCAAAATTCCAACTGCCGTAATCAAAGGAACCTCCAAAGTTCATCTTTGCGGGAGTAAAATTAGCATTGTCAACGTCAGATGGATAGGTAACACGTCCTGAAGGATTGGAAGTGGATTTTACAAGATCATATCCAAATAGATATTCGTAGCTGCTCACTTCACAACTTGCCTGGTTTGCGCTGACATTGTTGGTGTTGTAAACGCCGTCCGTAGAATACGGGAAAGCTGCATAGTAATAGATGATGCCAGCCTCTACATTGGTATCATAGTAGGTGCCGCTGCTGGTAATGTTTGCAACCTGAGAACCGTCCGATTCATTAACCGGATAACCAGTCGTACTTCTGCGAATTACAGCACCGGCAATTGTACAGCCGGCAACGCTGGCAGGAAGCGTAGCTGTAAGCTTTACCTGAGGCTGTCCGCTGACATGAACCGATTCTGCCGTAAATTTCTGCATGTTGCCCGGAATAATTGCGACAGGCGTACAGGATGCCCTATTTGCCGCATTGCGGTTGTAAACGCCCTGAGTAGTGTAGGGGAATGCAGCATAGTAATAAATCTGGTTCAGAGATACATTGGTGTCATAAAACTCGCTGCTTTCCTTAAGATCAGTTACAAGAACACCCTCATTTTCATTTGTCGGATAACCAGTCGTACTTCTGCGGATAATAGCGCCGGAAATCGTATAAGGACGCTCTTCCGTTCCATTGTCCGGAAGCGTAGCGTTAATTCGAACGCGAGCCTGTCCGGAGGAATACGCCGATGTTGCAGTAAAGACCTTCATATTATCCGGCTCATAACCGGCAATGATCGTACAGGTGGAACGGTTCGCCGTATTGCGGTTGTAAACGCCCTGCGTTGTATAAGGAAATGCAGCGTAGTAATAAGTCTGGTCAATCTCCACATCCTCGTCAAAGAACGTCTCGTCATTGGTAATGTTCTTGATTAGAACGCCGTCAAACTCGTCTTTAGGATAAGTACCGGTACTTCTTCGGATAACAGCGCCGGCAACACTGCACAGCGTCTGTCCGTCAATAACCGTATCAGCAGGGAGCTTAGCTACTATCTTAGCACGACTTACCGTTCCTGTCGCATCATAGCTTGCAGTAAATTCCAGCATATTGGAGGGCTCGATTCCTCCAAAAAAGTGTCGGTTTTTACCAAAGATCAAATCTTCTTCTGCCATTTTGATTTTTCTCCTTTCATTATGCGTAGGTTACAGTTGAGTTAATCAAAGTCCCTTCGTCGTTAAACTCCTTGACCATTCTGACAAGCTCTCCGCCTTCGGAACTTCGCAAAACTGTAGTCACAGTGAGGAAGTTATTAGTGAATGTCTTGGTCAGCGTCCTGTTGGTGCTGTCCGTAGAAACAATCACCGTACCGTCCTCATTGAATTCTTTTGAGCCATCAACGAAACCGGTCAGCAGAATCCGTTCCATTTCTTCCTGATCGATTTGAAGCTGAAGGTTCGCCGCAACATCTCCGCTGAGTTCGGTCTTCAAAGATTCAAACCAACTGAGAAATGTCTGCTGCATCGATTGAATCCACTCTTCCTCATCGGACATTTGCGTTGTAGCCCAATTTGTAAAAGTGGTTTCCTGTTCTGAGATCCAGGTTAAATACTCCTGCTTGCGTTCATCGGACCAGCTCTCATAATCCTGCTCCTGCAACGCCTGCCAATTATTAAACTCCGTTCTCTTATTGTTGCTCCATTCAGTAAAGTCTTTCTCTTCACGGCTGACAAACTGATCCAGTTCATCCTGCCACTGTCCGAGCAATTCATCTAAACTGATCGTTTGAAGAATACCGGTGACAAACGGCGTTTCCTCCGTTCCAACCATATTGGTGATGTCAGCTTGATTGATGACTGTCGTACCAAACTTCCTGTAAATATAACAAAGAGCATACTGATGTACGCCTCCTTCGTTCTCAAGGGTCGGCCGCACTGGTATGCTAGATGGAGTGCCTGTTACAAATTTAATGCTGTTTGCTCGCACAGACTCCATAGCATTTATTTCAAGTACAACAGCGTCAATCCGGTCCAGCAGAACTTCTGCCTCAGGAGCTTCCAACGGCAAAATACTGTCGTTAAGCGTCCAGGTATGGTCAAACCACGCCCGTCCAATGCCAACATTTACAGTCAATCCGCCGGCAGCCCTTACAGCAAACGCCGTTCCGATAGAAGCAAATATCCCATCAGCAATCAAACCGTCAAAAATGCTCGATATCTGAGCAGAATCGTATTTGCGATCGCCGTTCAATGAGTTATAGAATCCATAGGTTACGCTCATTTAACTTATCCCTCCTTTGAAATCGTTTTAAATGTCGGATAAATGGACAATCCTTCATCGCTGTTCGAAATAATCAGCTCCGAAATATAAGCGGAATTCTCGTTTCCATATTCATTAGCAATCTGAACAATATCGCCAATGAAAAAGTCCTCGCCATATTTAAAAAGCCTTGTAACCTCGACCTCGCCTTCAAATGCGGTAGTAATCATGTGGTCGGCAAGGTTTTTTAAACCTTTTGTCCGAAGCTGTGCAATATACTCAGCGTCAGAAAGCGTCCCATCCTCCGTATCAGACGAAATATCTCGAGCATCCGTAAAAAGTTCACGGCGGTCAAGTCCTGAAGCAGAACCAACCACCGTTGTTTTTCTCGATGCGCCTTCGCCTTCTCCAGCAACCAGCGTCACATTCCGATAACCGGCTTTGGACGAGAAGTAGTTGCTGTTGATGATGTTCTCAAAGTTGGGAGAAAATACTACATACGGATTTTCCGTCTGGTCATAGGAGCGGTCAGCGCCGGCATAAAGGCTGAACGCAAACTGGTTATCGTCTGTCAGCACAATCTTGAAACCGATATTATTTTCCTCACACAATCCTTTGATAACTGTATAGAGATCGTCTCCGGTATACTGGTTATCGATGGTAAGACTTGTGATTTTGCTGTCCGTAGACGGTACAAATATAAAATTTGCTATCTTGCGGTCAGCAACTGAAGGGGTAATAATGTTTTCATTGAGCATTATCTGGATGGCATTTTGAAGATTTCCGCTGAAAATGCGTTGCCCCCAAATAATCCGCCTTTCAAGAATGCTTTCCAAAGATCTCCCGGTAACAATAAGCCGATTTCCTTCCTCTGTATCGGCATCGATCTTGATATCTTCAATAATCATGCTGTGCTCGGAGTCCTTTAGCCATAGATAATAATCCTCTTTGATGTATTCCAGCAAGTTTTCATCCATCGCAAAGTATATCTCGAAATCTCCGTATGCATTGTATCGGTCAGTCCAGATCATTGATTCATAAGTATCGATGACGGCTATGGATTCAAAATCTGCGTTTAATACGAATAACTCCATAGTTTACACCCCTTCATAGATAACTTGATTTTCAATTCTGAACTGAAGATTCGTGACCCCTGTCTCCGCTGTAAATGCGAAGATGTTATCTCCCTTTGACAATGTAAACCAATCGGTATTCTTATCCAGGCAATTGAGAATGTTGTACGATGCGCCTTCCCGTATCAATGTAATACTCTTTTCGCCCTTTGTGGTGTTGATGACGATATCATCGCTTGCAACCAACCCCTTGCCGGTCAGTTTTTCAAGCTTTGTCGTATTAATCATCATGACCTCTCTGGTTTCGGTATTATAAATATTGATATTGGTGGCGGGACCTATTGCATGGATATAAATAACCACACCGATTTCGGAATCGCCGTAATAGGTAATAACACCCTCCGTCTTAATTTGGATTTCGCCAAATATAAGCAGCGGATCTGTTAAAGATTCGTTTGAAAACGGAAACTCAAACATGGGGTCGATTGTATAAAAGTCGGTCACATTGTTTCCATCCTCGCCAGCCGAATAAAAATATGGATCTGGACAGATAATGGAAATTTGCGTACCTTCCTGGGAACTGAAAATGTCAGGCTCGTTGGATTCCACATAGCCTTTGATTTTCACATAACGGTTGTCTGTTTCAATTACAATCTCGACGCTCTTTTTTGCAGGGAAATATTTGTAGGACTTTTGTCGTATATCCTCGATGGTCTCCCCGTAAACAGTGTCTACGAACGCCAATTGAAACACAATATTTCTCTGGCTCAGCCTGGCAGAATTGAACATGGAACCGTCATTGGTAACAACTTCGGTCGTGTTTACATTTGCTTTGACTGGACCTAAACCAGTAACAGACTTGATGAGGAAGCCCGAAACCTCAGGCTTCCCCAACTCAAGCTTAACCCTATCACCCAAGTAATTGGTGATAGCAAATGAATAGATCATGTTTCCACCAATCCTTTCAGTGCCGAGAACTGATTCTTCGTCTGACGGTAGATTTCAATTCTCGACAGCGCCTTAGGTGAATAGTTGTTTTGTGTGAACGTGTAATTGTTTCCGGCTACAGGTACAGAATCCCCATTTTGAACGGTAGCGGCAGCAGCACGTTCCATTCCAGAACTAATGCTCATTGCCTGGCTTCTGCTTAACAGTGCAGACAGTCTTCCTGCTCCCTCCTGCACCTGAGACAAATCGAGTACAGGACGAATCGTCGGCTGAGTGTCAATGCCGTCGTCAATAAATTCTCCGATTTTAGCAACTGCATTCCGAAGCCCTTCTTTTGCAGACGCAGCCATCGAGGTACCAGCCTTATAGGATTTATCAGTATAGTCAATCAAAGAATTGACAAAGCCCAATCCAAAAAAGCTGCCAATCCGATAACCCACCTTGGAAGGCGAATTAATATCCAGCTCTGCTTCAGCAGCCCTTGCAGCAGCGCGAGCCATGGCTCTTGCTCTTGCCTCAGCATACCAGGTATATTCATCAATACCATTTGCAAAGCCTTCCACCAGATATACGCCAGCATTGTAGAAGTCGATATACTTATCACGAATCGCCGTTAAGCAACCGTTGACAATAGATACGAACGCTTCCTTCGCAAGCTGGTTCTTCGCCCGGATTCCGGCAATTAAATTGGTCATGGTCGCTTGCCCAACCGAGTTGAAATCTTGAAATTTATTTCGAAGGGCAGTCAGGCATCCGGATATAATCACCACAAAGGCGGAACGAGCTGTAGAATCGCTGTTTCGTACACCGGATATAAAGTTGGTCATCATGGTTCTTCCAATTGTCGTAAACTGGGGATACTGATTTGTAAATGCCGTGACAACACTGTTTATAAGGGAAGTAAACACACTGGTCAAATTCCCCTTTTGAGCGTTAGCGGCATTGATGAAGGTAGTAATCATAGTATTTGCCGCCGTCGTGACACGGAAATTCGCATTGGTAAACGCATTGATAAATCCGTCGATACCTGCGTTGCCAAGAGCTGTAAGGTTCTGAGCAAATCTGGACATACCGCTCGTATCAACATCTTTAATACCATTTGCCAAATCCACAAGGTTACGAAATTCAACAACAATACTGCTAAGCTTAGAGGTGTCCACACTGCTTACACTGTTGTAGTAATTTGCAAAGGATTGGCCAAAGGATACAAGCTGTTCACCAAATGTGGCTATATCGTTGTCGCCGGTAAACCAGCTTACAATACCGCCGCTGTTCGGAAGGTTGTTTGAAAGCTCTACCAATGCTTTTGCAGCGTTAGCGGAATTAGTAACAATATTGGCATCCAGTCCAGTCACCGCAAGAGAATAGTTCTTCATGGCAGTGCCAAAAGGAACTAACTGTTCTCCGAAGGTGGCAAGGTCGTTATCGCCCGTAAAGAACGCCACAACGCCGCCTGTATTGGGAACTGTTTTTGCAAGCTCAACCAGTGCTTGACCTGCTGTTACGCTATTTTGAATTATATCAGCTTTCAATCCAGCCACCGCATCGGAAAAGTCTTTCATAGCTTTACCAAATGGAACAAGTTGCTCGCCGAAGTCCTCCATATCGTTTTCACCGGCAAAGAATCCGACAACACCGCCGCTGTTTGGTATCGTGCTTGCCATTTCGGCCATAGCTTTTCCTGCTGTAGCAGCTTCTGTTATTACGCTGGCATCCAATCCGGCAACCACATCAGCAAAGTCCTTCATAGCCTTACCGAACGGAATGAGTTGCTCGCCAAAAGTTTCCATATCATTCTCGCCGGCAAAGAAACCGAGAACGCCTCCGCTATTCGGAAGCGTAGCGGCCATTTCAGCCAATGTTTTGCCAGCAACCGCAGCGTTAGCGACAACCTCTCCATCGATACCTGCGATTTCATCTGAAAATTGCTTCATAGCCGTACCAAATGGTACCAGCTCTTCAGCAAATCCAGTAAGAGAAGAACCGCCTGTCAACCAGGAAGTCAACCCTTCCAGAATATTCGCAGCGGTAAGAATAAGGATAGTTTCCGCCAGGGCCTTAACGCCATCCATCATAGATGGATCAATAGCAGCAGCGCCTTGAATAAACGGCTGAATATTGGTCATAAATCCAGACAGGTCTGTTGCGATCTGTGGGAACTGACTGGATACGCCGCTCATAAATCCGCCGACAATGCCGCCGATAAACTTGCCGATAGCAGTACCAATTCCCTGAAGTAGATTTCCGCCTTCATTGATAAGCCAATCAAGGCCTGGGATTTGAGCCAAAGCACCGACAGCAGCGAGAACAAGAGCAAGCTCTGCAATAACTAAGCCCATGCCAAGCACGCCGACCATAGCTCCAGGAACAAATCCAGCGATCGCGCTAAGAGCCGCCATAATTGCAGCCAGCAAACCAATGCCAACGATACCTTGCAGCAATGTTTCCGTATCGATTCCTTTAAGCGCGTCTACAATCCCTGAGAAAAATGCCATCAACACATCAACCGCCGCTTGGATTAGTCCGGGAAGATTATTTGCGACGCCTTCCAGAACGGCGATAAGGAATTGGAAGATGGAATCTACAATAGATGGGGTATATGCTACCAACGCCTCCAAAACTCCAGCGACAAGCTTCAGCGCTCCGTCCGCAATTGCCGGAACGCATTCTACGAGAACATCAACCAGCATAAGGACAACCGCTTTGACCGCTTCGCCAATTGCGGGTGCACTATTAGCAATAACCTTGCAGAACTCCACAATGGCCTCGCCGATCTTAGCGACGATGGCAGGTATTAATCCGGCAACGCCAGTAATAATAACTGTAAGAGAAGCAACGATAGCAGTGGCTCCGGCCGTACCGGCTGCCGCAAGCGCAGTCAGACCAGTTGCTAAAGCAGCCAAACAAGCCCCTGCAAGGGCAAGTCCTGCACCAATTCCAAGCACAGATACGCCAATAAGTGCAAACGCTCCGCTTAGTCCAAGAATAGTAGGAACCAATGGAGTCAGCACAAGACTGGCAACGCCGATAACAGTAAAGGCTCCGGCCAGCGAAACCAAGCCCTTAGCAATCGATTCCCAACTCATAGCCCCTAAAATACTAAGCACCGGAGTCATAACAAGAAGCGCCGCTGCCGCAACAAGCATCGCCGCAGAACCGGCTAAGGTGCCTCTCATAGCGTTTAAACCGACCGCTAAAATAACCATAGCACCGCCAAGCGTTACAAGACCTTTTGCAATCTCTTCCCATGTAAGGGCGCCCATCTTTTCTAAAGCATCCGCTATGATAACAAGAGCCGCAGAAACTGCAATAAGACCAGTTCCAATTGCAATCATGTTTTTAGGCATAAGTTTGACTGCAATCGTTATCGCTGCCAAAGCTCCCGCTATAGCAACCAAGCCCTTTGCGATTTCTTCCCACCTCATACCGCCGAAATCATTCATAGCCGAGGCGAATACCTTCATAGCCGCAGCAATAGCAATTAAAGAGACGCCAGTAGAAAGAACATGTTTAGCATTACCCGTAAGATTTGTAAAGGCCGTAATTTCAGCAAGAAGAACACCAATAGATACAAGACCTTTTCCGATTTCATCCCACTTCATACCGCCGAAGTCTTCACAGGCGGAGGCCAACACCTTTATAGCAGCGGCAAGAATAACAATTCCTGTAGCTGTTGTAATGGCTTTACCGCTAAATTGGGCAGTACGCATAAATAGCGACACTTCCGTTAAAAGCACGCCGACGCCAATCAGACCTTTTGCAAGCTCATCCCAATCCAAAGCGGAAAGATCTTCGCAGGCAGAGGCCAATATCTTGATTGCCGCCGCAAATATAACCATCTGCGTAGCGCCTTTTACAATCGTGCCGCCTCCACTGCTCATTACCTTAGCAGCGGCAACCATCATAGCAGACAGGCCGGCTACGCCGATGAGACCGGTTGTAAGCTGTTTAGAATCCAAATCGCCGATCTTTTTTAAAGCTCCAGCGAGAATAAGCGCCGCAGTGGCAATGCCCAGCATCGCGGTTACGCTTTTGACAACGCCGGTTACTTCTCCGCTTATCTTATTGAATATTGCCATTGAAGTCATCAAATCGGCAAAGAGCACTGTAATAGCGCCAAGAGAAGCATTTAGCTTTTTACTGTCGATAAGGCTAATAGCAACAATGGACGCCGTAAGGATTGCAATAGCAGATGCAATCTTGAGAAGCGTCCCAGCCTGTAGCTGTTTCTGATAAGCTTCGAAGCATCCCCTGACGCTGTCGAGAATGCCAATAAACGATTCTTTGATACTGCCAATATCGTCAATAGCGCTTTTAAACGCACCGACAAATTTAGTAATTCCAAGCGCAATAGCGCCAAAAGAAATACCATTGAGCAAGTCAATAATCCCGCTGAAATTAGCTTCGCCGAGATTAGACGCCAGAGAACTTCCGAGTTCGCCCAAAATATTGACAATACCGCTTCCGATCGTTTTTACCGCATTCCATACAGCACTGAGCAATTGTACAAATTGGCAATTAGCCAAAGTCTCGCCCATTACCTCGAAAGCCGCAACCACAGAAGATTTCATTTCTCCGGTAGCCTCGCCTACCTGAGACATTCTTTCCTGAATGCGCTCAAGCAGAGAATGAAATATTTCAAAGCCGGGAAGCTTAAAGTTTTCAGCTATCGTCGTAATAAATGTTTTAATGGCGCTAGCTATAGTTCGGATAAAGGAGGCGATTCCACCGAGAACTTTATTAAAGATATCTGTTCGTTCAATTACTTCGTTAAGTTTAACGAGCCATTCTCCAAAAGAACCAGTAATACCAAGAAGACCGCTTCCAAGTTCTCCGACCCCTCCAAGAAGCGAACCAACAGCTCTGACCACTGCCATAAAAGCACTGCCAATGATGTCTACAACAGCAAACAATCCCTTAAAAGTGTTTTTAAGATTATTAGATGCGGTTTCGCTTAATACAAACCGTTCTGTCAGCTTTCTTAAATTTTCTGTAATGTTATAAAGCTGATCGGCTGTCATTGGAGGAAAGATATCTCTAAACGCCTCTTTTATCGGGGACAATACGCTCATTAACCCCTTAGCAGCATTCCATAAGGCTTGAATGATGTTTTCTCTTCCAGACGGACGAAGTATTTTTTCTGTAAATTCATCCATGGAAACGGAACCATCTTTAAGGCCGGACGCCAGCGCTTCGATTTGAGAAACCATTTCAGAAGTATAACCAGCAGCTTTTCTTTCTTCCTCTGTCATGCCAGACATTTTTCCTTGCAGATGAAACACTGCTTCCGAAAGTGTCTCAGAAGAAATAACGCCTTCCTGCAATCCTTTTTTTAAAGCATCGCTAAAGATGTCAGAATCCGCAACCATTTTATCGAAAGCGTCGCCATGTACTCGGGCAACCTCTTGAATAGACTCAATATAACCGGCTTCATCAGCGATGCCAGCATCAAGCAATTGTTTCCAGCCTGAACTCAATCCACCGCTTAACAGCTCGTTTCTGGCTTCTGCTGATTTAGAAATAACATCGCCGACAATATTGGAAACTTCCGTCAATAATTCTTTTGCTTCATCAAAGTCGCCGATCAAAATTTCCCATGTTTGAGTCCATCCAGATTGTGCGCTTTCTTTTAAGGTATCGAACAATTGCGTAAAAGTCTTTACTTTCGTAGCTGCGTCTTCAGCCGTTTTGGCCATGTCCATGATAGAACGGGCTTGTTCTGCTGTAAAACCTTGCTGAATTAAATCCGCTTCGGTATAGGCACCGGCAAATTGCTTTAGGGTTTCGGTAAGAACTTCTGTGGTCAGCCACTCGCCTTTGGTGAGAGATTCTCTGAACGAACCATACATATCGATAGCGTTTTTCGCTCCGGTTCCAAGCAATTCAGAGGTTCGTACCAAAGCATCTTGAAATACTTTACCACCCATACCGGCATTGACCACCGAGTTCCAGTCCATAAGAGAAACTTTACCGGCAGCCAATGCTTGAGAAAGCTGATACATTGCCGTGGAAGCCTGCTGAGAAGTTGATCCCGATACAGCGGCAAGATTGGCTATACCCTTAATAGAATCTACAGAGGTTTGCAGATCGACGCCCGCAGCAGTAAATGTACCTATGTTTTTGGTCATTTCAGTAAAGTTATATATCGTCTTATCCGCATAGGTATTTAATTCATCTAAAGCTCGATTAACCTGCTGCAAATTCGTGCCTTGATGCGAAGTATTTGCCAATATTGTCTGAACAGCGCCTATCTGCGTTTCATATTCTGCAAATCCCGTTTTAATAGGATCGATTGTAAAAGCAGATAAAATCTGTTTTCCGGCATTGAGCGCCGAATTTGTGATATTGGAAAGTGCGGTTACAGCCATGACCTCCAATGCGGAGAATTTCAAACGTACAGATTCTACCGCATTTCCAAGACCGCTCAGATTAATCTTTTTAGCCGCATTATCGACCTGCTCAAATCCTTTAGCAGCGCCGTTCATATCCAAACTTTTCTTTAATTTTTCAATAGAAGATAAGCTTGTTTGAACTCCGGATTCAAACTGTTTATTGTCAAATCGCATTTCTACGACTCTTTCGTCGATAGTCTTGCTCATAGCTTCGTAACCTCCTTCCATGCATCATTTGCAATTCGGTCAAAAATAGGCTGGATAGCAGGATTGATGTAATCTCGACCCTGTACCCAGCCGCCGTTGCGAGTTCCATGACCATATTGCAGGATAATTGCTATTGGAACTCCATTTTGAATATTGGAATTGTAAAAGGTGATCTGTGCCGTTCCGTTTCGGTTTATAATTTCATAGTACCAGGAACTTGCAGTAAGACCGGAATCGACAGGTGTTGCAGACGCAAGGGCAGCGACCCCTTCTCGGCCATACTTATCTAAATCTCCGAGTCGAACCACCTCTTTAGCCCTCTCTAAAAATCGTGTGACCTTTGAGAAGTCTCCCTTGTGACTGAACCGAATCATTCACGGACCTCCCTTACTTCATAAGTTGATTCACCTTATTCTGAACAGCAGTAGGATCATAGCCAGCCGCTTTCAGCCGGTTCACTCGATCCTGACCGTTGCCCCATAAACCACGAATTACCTCTTGAGCAAGTTCGTCTACGGTTTTCTTAACAGTAGAAGAGGAAACGGCCGTACCGCTCTTTGTAGTTATGTAAGTATCAAATCCAGCAGCTTTCAATTTTGCAGCCATTGCGTCGGCATTAGCTTTTTTGCTGTATGCTCCAACCTGAATCTTGTAAAGGTTGTCCACCTTTACCATATAGGTATCAAAACCAGCAGCCTGGACTTTCTTCAGCATAGCGTCGGCATAAGCCTTATTGCTGAACGCGCCGGTTTGAACTCTGTATAATACAGAGGTATCGGAAGCATTTTCGGATGGAACTGTAGTTCCCCCAAGCTTAGCTGTAACCTTGGAAGCTAAATCACCCATGCGGGCATACATCCAATCACCAGGACAGCTTTTATTTGCAAACCATCGATGAACAGTCAGAACCATTTCATCGGAGGCTGGTTCGTAATTGAGAGTCTTTGTTTTATCTCCAAGCCAAAGAAGCTTCTTTTTTCCATTGCGTTTACAAATATCCACACATAGCTCAATGAGCTTGTTATAGACCACATCCTTAAACGCATACGGTTCCTGCGTGTCGCTTGCACACTCAATGGTTACGGCTCTTTGGTCGTTGGCATTGCTGGAAGAACACCAAGAACGGTTTTTCTCTTCAACATACATTCCAACTCTGCCATCTACCCCGATACCATACTGACAAGAAGCCTGACGTGATGTTGGAGCGAATATATTTCCAAGAGTCTCAACGGAGCATTGACCAACTACGCAGTGAGGAGTAATACGGTCAATGGCATGTGTTCTCTGGCCTGAATGATTTGGACTAAGCTTGGTATACGACACAAGCGGACTATTACTCATTGTCTATATCCTCCTTTGCTTCCTGGATTTGCTTTAGCATCTGAATAACCTTGTCATATCCGACAGTAGATATCAAAAAGCCAAGATACATCAGCACAACAATTTCAACGCCGATTTTCAGCGTAAAGACTGTGTCATTCATGATAAGGTAAATGACGCAGACAGCGCCGCTAAGACATTGGAGGAATATTTAATAGAAGTTTCATTTAACAGCTTTTTAATACCCTCCACTGTCAAGTTTGTAATCACCGCTACGATCATTAGCGCTGTAGTTAAAAAACTAATAGGCATACTCAAATCTCCTCCTCATAATTTATTTCTTCCGTAGGCTCGCTTCTGTTTAACCGTTCCTCACGCTTTTCAAAGAATGTTTCGAAAAGAGCTTTAAGAAAATAGCCAAGCATTACGCCGACAACGGTTGAAGCAATTGTGCTGGAGAGAGATTCTGCAATTTGTACTTCGCCCATAAATGCAAGAATGTAGGACAACTGCAAATCAATCAGCGAAACAGCCAGGATAACGGTTACTACTTTCTTCGTATATGTTTTCAGCCAGTTATTATAAGACCGTTTCCTATGGCAAACTTTCCTAAGCATACATTTTCTGCATCGTCTGCTCATATCCATCACCCCTTCGATCCCAGACGGCTTCTGCGTGCAGCATTCAACGCCGCATTCCGTCTCATCAATTCACGTTTACTTCTTTTCTTTGGAGAAGAATTCTTAATATTGCACACCCGAATCAAAGTTAAAAGACGGTTTAGATGCCACTTTTGAAACTCGACGGGAATGTTATAAGAAATCATCCAATAATAGATAAGCTCCGATGTAACAACTTCCCGATTTCCTTTGGCTTGTTTATCCTCGGAAAAATAGGTAGCAGTCATCGGAGCCTCTATATATGCGTTAATCTCGAGGTAATTGGCAGCAGACAACCGAGTATATACCTCTGGGTCAACATTTTGGGTTAAAGTCATACAACGGACATAATCAAGAATTTCTTCATCCGTTTTTTCTTGTTTACCAAGAAAGGCTTTATTCCATTTGCTTTCCCATTTTGAAAGAGAGACCAAAGAATGCTCCAACTGCAAGGTCTGCTCCTTCTTATAGATGAATTCTTCATGAATCTCATCCCAAAACTCGGCAGCCGGAACAGTAATTTTAAGCATTCTTTAGCCCTCCAAGTTTTCTTAATTTGTTGCGACCGACGGTTTATTTCCGTCAACACGCATAACCCTGTTCACAAACTCGGATGCGGCGTTTGCATCTGTTACAAGCTTTTCAAACAGAACTTCATAAGCCGGAGTTTCCATAAAGGAACGGGAAATTTCTTCAGATTTCTTGAAGCGTCTGCCATCATCGGTCTTCTCGCCATAGGCAGTCTTGATAAAATTCTCGAAGAACTCCATAATCAGCGCGCCATTCGGGCTTGCGGCAATGCTCTTGAGCTGAACATCATAGCCGCCCTTAGCACTTGCCTGCATCTTTACAATTTCAGGCTTGGACAAATCGAAATAAAAGTCTTCAGTTCTCTGAACACCATTCAGATCGGTGTAGGTAATAACTTCCTTATGCATTAAAAATTTCTCCTTTCAAGATAAAAAAATAGGAGCCGCCAGCTTACCTGAATACGGCTCCGCAACTTTTTTTAATTAACCTGCTGCATCAAGAGACGCATCGAACAATTCAATGATTTCATCCGGAAGAGGAAGACGAGGATCAACCCCATCATTACCATCTTCAGTAGTCGGATCTTTACCATAAAGAATTTCCTCAAGCTGTGCCATAAACTCCGGACTGAATTTTGTAGAATCGAAAGTCAGGGTCGCAGTATTCTTAAGCTTCTTGCCGTTGACAAGCTTATTGATGGCGACAGGAGTGGTACTGATCTCCCAAGACAGCGTAGCAGCCTCAGGAGAATCGTTGATAGTAGCATAACCTTTCTCCGAAGGAGCTGCCAGACAGCCATACACCAGATGCAATTTATAGCCATACTCATTCAACTCGGTGTCATTGCCGAGAATCGTTCTGTAGGCAAGGCCAAAGGTTTTACGAGACTGCTGTCCCGCAAACATACCCGGCATAATCTCCACAGAACCGTCACATTCAGCAAACTCATCCGGATACATATATGCCTCAATGGTAGCCCCAAACTCCTCATTAGAAACCAGATTCACATACTTGATGTTATCGGCATAAAGAGGAGAAGCTTCGGCTCCGGAAGGGCTTTCGGTTACAGCGGTAAGACCATTCCACGCAACGCCTTTGGTATAAACGCCGCCGGTCTGGATAGGGTAGAGAACGCCGTGGTCACAGCCAGTTTCGTACAAACGTTCGCCAGTTTTATCCCAAACAATTTTGGACAT